TTATGCTAATTGTGTGATGACAAGATGTGCTGATACTGGTCGTGTTCCGCCTGCAAGCGGTGTAATCGTTAATGCCGTTGAATTACCGGCAGGGTTCCGTACGGTCAGGATTGAATTAATAACGGTCGTTTGTACTAAGGCTACCCCTACAATCTGAGACGTTCCTGTTGCTCTGCCAACAACGGTGGGAGCCAGATCAGCGCCATTGAGGGTTAGAATAAGTTGACCGGCTTCATTTATGCTCACTTGAAACAGCACCTGATAAGTGCCTATTGCTGCTAGATTGAATGAGCTAGGTCCTGTTCGAGTAATTGTTGTTCCGCTCGTAGGGCCATCTTGCGGAAAACTTACATCCGTGCCCGGAGCAACCGTTGCAGCATTGTCTGGAGGCATCAGCGCAAAGAAATCAGCAAATCCCAGAACGCCCCCGGCTACACCTGTAGCTCCAGTGGCACCCGTGGCACCCGCTGGACCTGCCACTCCGGCAGCGCCTGTCACTCCGGTAGGCCCCGCTGGACCTGCCGCTCCTGCAACACCCGTGGCTCCGGTGGCTCCCGCTGGACCTGCTGGACCAGCTGCTCCTGCCACCCCGGCTGGCCCCGCTGGACCCGTGGCCCCTGCGGCTCCGGCCGGACCTGCCGCTCCTGCAGCACCCGTGGCCCCAGTCGCACCGGGAAAGCCTTGCGGTCCAATGGCTCCAACTGGACCCGGCACACCCTGCGGCCCTTGTGGACCCACAAGTCCTTGTTCCCCAGGAATACCCTGCACGCCCATGGGTCCGGCTGGGCCAGCCAGTCCCTGTGGACCCATGGCTCCCGCTGGTCCAGGTTGACCTTGTGGTCCTTGTGGACCTGGAGGGCCTCCGGCAGGCCCCTGAACTCCGGCAGGCCCTCGAGCTCCGGGTGGCCCTTGTACCCCTTGTACCCCTTGTTGGCCCTGAATCCCCTGTGCTCCCTGAATACCTTGTGGTCCTGTTGGACCAGTAACCGTAGGCGTAATAATTTTCACTTTAGATGGCGGACATTTTACCTGAACTAATTTCTTTGCCACCTTCATTTTGCAATTTTTTCTTTTAGATTTGCAAGGATAGACCGTTACCTTTTTTCTCTTAGATCGCTTCTTCTCTTCTGAACTGCTCATCGTGTGGACACCTCCCTATAGACATAGTTTAACGTACGTATGTGGTTAGTTTGGTGTATGGACGAAAAACCATATTCAACTAAACTACAACCTATATTTAGGAAAAAGAGGCTATTTACATGGTAGAGTAGCCCTTTATTTGCATGATTCCCCTGCCCTTAACCATTTAGTTTCATTGGATATCCAGGTAAATATATGAACTACTATTATAAAAACTTAAAATACCAAAAAAAGAAACGCCCCCATTTGGAGTCGTTCCCCGATGATTTAACTTCGATATTCAGAACACGGTATACATTACACTCTTAAATCTAAGCGTACATCAAGTCCATCTTACTGCTCTTTTCGCTCACATACGTTTGTAGTTGTACAAGCTGATTTATTGCTTTCCATCTGAGTTTTATCCAAAGAAAGGTCATTTATATCTGGCCTTATTCGCAGAGATTGTGATCTTTTATGTGATGTATTTCATTTAGTGTGCAGTTAATCGTACGTTTCGAGTATTATTGCTGATACAAATAATTTAGTTTTCTACACTCGTTCCTCATGGATTACTAATTTCAAATCTTTCTCTTTGTATTCTCTTCCATTAATTTTTTTAGCTTTTATTTCTTCGATAAAATGATATTTCACTTCTATACTTCCGTCTGTTATTTCAATTGATTTGATACTTTCATTTATTAGACGACAAACTAACTCTTTTCCAAATCCAACTAAACTAAATAAGAAGTGTTCTTCTGGAAGCCAGGTACGATCCTCTTTTTGATATACTTTTTCGATTATCTTGTAGTGTTGAACACTTAAAGAATCTTTAAAGTCTATTACTTCCTCCCGAGACATATCAGACAAATAATCATATAGCTCAAATGCTTTGGGTTTAATAGTAAAAATATCAGTAGATTCCCTTGCTTTTAAATAATCATTATAATCTGTTCCCATCCATTCAACGAATAAACAGATATTTTTAGCCATGTCCCAAAGTACATTAGAAAAGAATGGACCTAAGTCCATTGTAAAAAGTTCATTTTTTTGTACAACATGTTGTATTATACTGAAATTAACTAAAGCTTCATCCCATATAGGACCTCTTCCCATATAGGAGGCTTTGAAAAAGAATGCCAAAGGGACATCGAAATACTTTGAGGCTCTTAAAATATGTTCTAACGTCGGAAACGCAAGTCCATCAAAATAGTCATTTATTTTATCCTCTTCAAAACCTAGCCATTTTGCTACCTCTAGTTTATTCAGTTTGGATTGATAAAAACATAATTCCTTAATCTTGTCTCCGAAATTCATTGCAGTAAATTCAAAGTTTCCATTCAAGTAATTATGAAAAACTTTATATTCAGTGTATGCGGACTCCTTATTAGCTTTTATAATTTCTTGTTCTTTTGGTGTAAAATTATATGAAGAAATTTTGTGCACTCGCGTTATTATCTGATTTAATTGTTCTATAGTCGCTTTAATGCTTCTTGTACCTCTTCTTACATAAACAGCTTCCGATTCTATAATTACACCTTTCTCAGATGAATATGTTTTAGGAGAATAGAACAGGCGACTAGCGCTTTTAACTTCAAGTAACCCAAACTTTTTAATTTCTTCGTTTAAATTATCTTCAAAGTAAAGTAATTTAAAATCAATAATCGTGTTTAAAGAAGATTCAATTTTTTGGGATAATTCTGCTTCATCTATTTCGTTTTCTACGCCTACTAACTCATGAGTTTTATCTTTAACTCCAAGTACTAAATAACCCCCATCAGAATTAGCAAAAGCTAGCATATCCTTTAAGACGTTATAGAACTTCTGTTTATTATCAATTGATAGGTTTTCTTTAAAGTCCCACTTATCATCTTCCCTACCTGTAGCCAATATTTCATAAAACTTGTCTTTATTTATCATGTAATCAGTCCTTTTTCGTGTTGATCTTAATTTAAATGCAGTATATAGTTCGCCTCAGATTTCAACTGAAATCGTATTTTAACGCAATCCTTCTCACAAATTAATCTGATTCATTTCCCTTGTAAATTTTTTGTTTACTTATGTAGCAGAAAAACACTCGACTAAAAATTATACAGACTGAACAATCCAGATTATAACAAGAAGTGCCCTGGCTATAAAGACCAAGGCACTTCTTTTTTATATGCTTGCTTTAATAATCTCTTCTATTCTTGGCCAACTGTAATCTTCATCACCACGTACAAGTTTGATTCTCCTGCTTGGCTTATCGATCGATGTTACAACGCCTCGCAGCTCCTCGTCATCAAACGGATTAAATACAGTCAGCGTGATAGATTTGCATTCCTGGTACGATTCAAAAATCGCTTCCTCAATGAGCTGCATTTCTTGTTCATCCAGGACTGGCTTTCCCCGTCTCTCCTGCACACTCATTTCGTTTAAGTAAGCTTCCCGATGTTCCGGAAGAATAATGCGAGATCCTTCAAAGATCCCGTTACCTGTCAATTTGCTTGCCACAGTTCCATTCCTCCTTAATATTGGGTCCAGTAATCAGTGTTATTGGTATTAGATGCTGTTGGTCTATGATCGACCTTAGGCCGCTCACCTTCACGCTCCCAGCCCTCTAAAATCACTATGTTAGACGTATCCGACTTATCTTCCCAATATATGTATTCAGCAGTCACAAGAGCTTCCAGCGCAGCCATGACGTCCGGTTTATGCTTACCTGTCTTAATCGTCAGTTCATGTATGGTCGGAAACCGACGCCGCCCACCTTTGTAGTTGTACAAGATCCTCAGTACCTTGCGTTGAAAATCCGTCAACATTTTAAGTCCCCCTATGCTGTCGTTCTTATAGGACGGCATGCCAGTAAACCAGATTCGCGAAATGTCCGTGGCTGCCCCGACAATAGATCATCAGCTTTGATCATTCCGGATCGGATGCTTTTGACCTGGATACGGCGTTTCGTGATCTTTCCGCTTTGGTCCTCGTAAATGATCTCCACCAACCACCCCAAGTATTTCACTGGCATGTTCATCCCTCCAATTTAACAGAACATTTGTTTGTTTTTAAACATTATATGCGAATATACGTTCGATATCCAACAAAAAAAATATCCATTCAAAATAATCAGATAATATCTACATTAAATTAAAAAAGGTCATTACAGTAATAGACGGTTAATAACTGCTTTTAAATGTTAAAACGTTGTGTTGGAATATTGGGACAGAAATGATAAATTAAAGATAGTTTAATTGAAGGGAGGTATTTTATTGTGTGGTTAGAAGTTGTTTTGAAATCATGGAGAGAATTCGAAAAATTAGTTAGCACATTTCCCCGAGGACAATGGATATATCGGGGACAATCAAATGCAGAATGGAAAATAGTTACTTCTTTACATAGAGAGTTTGATAAGGTACAAATGTTCAATGAATACATTAACATGGAAATTGGATTAAATTACAACTTAGCAGAAATGGAAATGACTAAAGAATTTATTTCATCGTATAATCTTTACTCAACTCATACTTTATATGAACCAAAAGAAACAGATTCAAAAGAGAGAGCTCTTTACTTTTTAGAGGCTTGGTCATTAATGCAACATTATGGTGCCCCGACTCGATTGCTTGACTGGACATATTCGCCATATGTTGGGGCTTTTTTTGCTGTAGATGGTGCAACGTCTGATTTTTGTATCTATGCACTAAAAATTAAAAACTTTTTAAATTATAATCATAGACTCGTAGATGAAAACGACGAATTACTGATAAAACCGGTATCGTTAGGTTTTACTAGCGATCCGTCATATTTTCAGACCTATGAGCCACTTAGGAAAAACGAAAGACTTAGACGTCAACAAGGCTTATTTATAGTATCAAACGAAAATTATGAACAATTTGATAAAACATTATTGAATTATCAATTAAATAAAGGAAAAATTAACGAAAAAGGTGAAATTGTGGCTTACAAATTCATTTTCCCTAAGAAATTCATTTTGGATACTTGGGATAATTTACAACGAATGAATATTAATCATGAGACTTTATATTCAGGGTTGGAAGGTTTTAGCAAGTCAATTAAGTTAGGTTTGCTAAACCGTAATGTTACCCAGTTTATTAAACTAAAGAAATGAATTTTATGCTTCAAAATTCAGTGAAGGATGCTCTCGGGATTAAATAATTGATCTAGGGCGGCCTATCGATCGCCTTATAAACAAGATCTTCAGAAGGTTCAGGAACAAGTTAACTAAACAAGGAATCCTGTAATTGAGGGTGTATATACTAATCAGTAAAAAAAATAAGAAGTACCACTTCGTATTGAGCAATATGGAAAGTATAAAATAATCTTGAATGAATTAGGTGAAAAATGTGGGCATCATAGAAAAAGAATCTTTATTATACAAAAAAACCTCTAGAACCTTAGGCTATATGGATTTTATGAATGGAAGGGTAACTTTGAATGTTTCCCCTAATATACATAAAAACACTATCAAAGGAATGAGGAGAGTTACTGCTCCCGAAAACAAAGTTAAAATCTTGCAACACGAACTAAATAACAATACTCATTATTCAGAAGATAAAATTAGATATCTACAAGAAATGACAACTTATTTCCATGAATTGAAGCATTGGCATGAATACGTGGGCACTAGTCTTGGTTACGAAATCTATAAAATTTATTTAGAGTATTATTCAAGGACAATAATGATTTTACGTTATATGGGAAACAACTCTAAACAAATAAAGTTACCTTTAAACTCTTTAAATTTCTACAACAAGGCAACAAAACAACATTATACTGAATACAACGATTTCCTTAATAGGTTTGGAAAGTTGAAAAATAGAAAAGTTTTTATTGTTGACAATATTTTTGAAGACGTTAGAAAGCTAAAAAGTAAGAATTTTAATAAAAGAATATTAAAGGATATCCCATTTTTCTTAGATGGATTAAATATAGAAGAAATTATATTTGCAGACGTTCCGTTAACAGGAATTTCTTTGCTAGAGGCCTCAGCTGTTCTTACTCAAGTTTTTGCAATCTACGATATATATGGTCTTGAAGAGTCGAATCTCTTCCTTAAACAAGCATTTGAGTCTCCTATACTCTGGGCATACAACTCAGTTATTAAATCAATGTTATGCGCACATCCAAATGTTCCAAATGAAATGATGCAGGCAATCATTACACATTCAATCACTTATCCCTTAGTAAAGCAACAGACAGCTGAGAATGATCCGATTGAACGATTTATGATATTCCTTGAAGAATTAAAAAAAACTGATGAAACACCCCGATCTCTCCCAGAGATTGAACAATGGATATTAAACATATACCGAAAGCTAAATTGGACGGAACCGAAAGACTTTCTAACAGAGCAAGTTATTGAGTCAGAAAAAATATTGAAACAACATCAACTCGAACTAGAGAAAACGGATAATTTCACTGATGCAATTGAGGATTATAATGCTTCCTATCACTCTGATAGATTGTACTTTTTACACAAGCTTCGTGAGAATATTATTTATTGGTCGAAAGATTATTATTATGAAGACACACCAAAACCACATGCAGTAAATTTAACTACGAGCTTCAAAAAACCATTACAATTTACAAATAATGAATTGAACTCTAGTTTGAGATGGTATTTTTCAACAAACATAATTGAACAGTTATTCTCAAAATCTAAGGAAGAGTTCATTTGCCCGTTCAAAGGCAAAAATGAATGTCCTGCTGAAACGGAATCCTGCGGTAAATTCCCCTTGCAGATGCCCCCTGATCATCCTGAATGCGAATTTCTTGTAACTTCATGCGAAATAGTTCTTCCGAATTGGGACATACTCTAAAAAATATAAAGCCCTCCAATGTGTCTGGATCATTAGAACGCTACTAGGCTGCTATGTTGTCACCGAGCACTGAGCTATGGATGAAGCAGTGGACACGTTGTCTGAAAAACAATATATGCAAACAAAAAAAGACACTGCCAGCGTTATGCCAGCAGTGCCCTTTTCACCGATTCTTTCGGATTTAGATATATTATAGCCCGTTTCGACATTTTTGTAAATTATTCCAATAAAATATAGAAACATTTTCCTAGGTCTGATAGACTATATCCATAATACATATATTGGAGGAAGAACCTTGAAGAAAGCTTTATTACTACTCTCTACACTCATGCTTACTGCCTCACTTACAGCTTGTGGATCAGACAAGACAGCAATTAAGGACGACAACCCCGCACAAGCCAAGGTAGAAGAAACAGCAGCTCCAGCAGCAGAGCCAGCTGCTGAGCCGGTTGTTGAAGAAGTGAAAGAAGAAGCACCATCTCCAGACGATATTTGGACGTATTACGATAATGCCACATGGTCAGACGATTTCAACGGCGTAAAATCCAGCATTGAGACAGTAGTCGTTACAGATCAAGCCCCTAAAGATTATGACGAAAACAATCTCACAGCATCGGCAGTTGGGGTCAAATTTAAGATCGAGAATACGACTGATAAGCTTTGGACTACATACCCAATTGTTACTCCGTTCTCTGTTGGTAACCAACAGCCGCTCACAACTGTGAGCGCTGCTACTTCTATCGTCCCCGCTTATTTCTCGGTTCCAGCTGGTTACGGACATGGTAAATTCTACTTCCTAAACAATGGAACAAGTAATCTAACTGTTACGATGACACACTCATCAGGATTAGAGTATATTGCAGCTACTGTTAAGCCGGGAGCAGCATATACTTGGAGAAGCACGGCGGGATATGCGCAAGGTATGCGCGGTGGTGATTATACCATCTCATTCCATTGTTCCAGTGGTGTAAATGCAAAGTGGTCTGCATTCGCTTCCAATAGCGTCACTGAAGCTAACGCATAAAACATTAAAATCCGTTACGACTGATTATTCACAAAAAAGGATTCGAGGCCATTATCGGCCCACCCATTAAGCCCTTAATGATTTAAAATCTTTACTTGGCTCAAGCCAAGCCTATGCTGAAGCATATACAGACAGAAAAGGGCAGCCCTTTATAGGCCGCCCTTTTTAATATTCGGAAATTACCCCTTGCCGGCAAGTTGGCCAACAAATTAATGTTCGTCTTTAACGTGATATTTACCCGGCTGCAGAAACGTTGCTCGGATCCAAATTGCATCTAGTGATGTGTCTACATTGTCTAAATCAAAAGAAGAACATAAGGAATTATGTATGAAGTTCGTTGAAGAAATGAGATCAGAAAGTGATGTATCTCCTGAAAAGTTTTTCGAAATTATGATGAATCACGTCTATGAGACAGCTTATCTCAAGGGGGAATACGACGAGAGGAAACGACAAGAGGCACGATCAAATAAGGCCCTGCCAGCTAAGTGCTGATAGGGCCTTTTGTATTGCCAAGCGCTTGGGATTACTTAATGATAAATTCAATTTTTGTTCCATTTATTGATGTATATAAGTCCTGCTACACCAATAAAAAATAAGACAGACATAGGCCCAGCCACCCCTAGCCCGAATGACCAGCCTGCAAGCAATGCAATTCCACAATAAATTAAAAAAATCATGCCTATGGAGGCGCGCCATGTGAAAATGACACTACCAAACAACGCAAAAAAATTCAAATTCCTCACCCCCTATTTTTCTCCCCATGACTTCTTAATAAAATAAAAATGCCCCGCCAGCACTGGCAGGGCATTTACCAATTCTTTCGGATTTAAGCGTAGATTACCACAATCACCCTTTTTGGTCAACGTATTTTAACAACCGGCTAACCACAACCGCCATTTCTTCACGGGTGACAGAAGCACCTGGTCTTGATCCATCGAAGAATTCCTTCGCTGTTACCTCTGCCCACGCCGATTCTGCCCATTTACTTACAACGTTAATATCCCTTACTGTCACTGGCTTGTCCCCCTTCACGGGCGTCTGCCCATAGTAGTTGATTAAGTATTGGGTAGGCTCAACGACGCCAGCTTCTGTGGCTGTATAACCAAACTGAGGTGAGCAAGCTTTACGAACTTCATAATGCAAATGTGCCCCGCTGCTGATGCCGGTACTGCCTTGCTTGCCGATCAGTTGCCCACGTTTTACTTGTTGGCCAACTTTTACACCTGCAGCTGAAAGATGGGCGTATACGTGTAAATAACCTTTGTCATCTTTGATGGCCACTACGATTCCATAATTACCGAAGCCGGATCCGGACACACCCATTTGGGCATGTGTCACTTCACCAGCCACAAATGCATTGATTGGTCCGTCTGCAGGTGTGACAACGAGATCCACGCCCCTGTGAAACTTGTTAGCCCCGCTCACTGGATGCTTTCGCATGCCGAATGGACTTGTGATCTTGTACCCGTCAAATGGATTACTCATGTCTTGCTCCTTTCCATATCGCTTCTTTAAATCAGTCAGGCTGCCGTTGAACTCATTGAGATCCACGTTGCCGACAATACCCGGTACTTTGCCAGCGTCGCTATATTGCCATATGGTCCAGGTCTTCCATGCAGGCTGATCATCTGGAACCTTTGTGTTACTATAACGGGCAATCCATAAATCATAACCTGATAAACCAGAATCAAAGTTGCTTGCAAATGAATTGCCGGTATAGATGATCGGTTTGACACCCGTCAGCCGTTCCAACTCCGTCAGGAATGCTTTGGCCACAATGTTGATCTGTGTCTTGCTGATCCCGTTCGGATTGTTCTCGTAGTCCATAACAGGCGGGAGTTGCAGGGCTTTCGCCCCGCCGATCTCCTCGAGGGATTTTGCATAATGGGCTGCCTCTGCCTTTGCTGCAGCTGCCGATGTGGCTCGTAGGAAATGATACGTCCCAACCATCAACCCAGCCGACAACGCCCCCTTAACGTTGGCCACAAAGTTTGGATCTGTGTACGTCTGGCCTTCAGTAGCTTTGATGAAGGCAAATTCTCGTTTGTCAGCTTTAACAGCTAGCCAATCAATCTTCCCCTGGTAACGGGAAACATCAATGCCTTGAACATTGTTATCCTTACGCGCTTGCACCTGTACCAGCTCCTTTATCGTTGTCGTTTCCACCTTTACCCTTCAGGACTTCAATTGCCTGCTTGATTACGGCGGGGATAGGCGCACCCATTTTTCCGCCATTTTCAGTGATCGATAACAGCTCATTTGCGATATAGAAGAATGCCACAGTGTCACGGAACAAATGCCCATCACCAAGAATCCCATCCACCAAATGGCCAACCGCAACCATGGCAAAAATAAAGACCTTACGGGCGATCCCTATAAGGCCAATTTTACTTTTCAACCCTCCATTAGAACCGGCTGCCACGACACCTGTAAGATAATCAAGCACCACGAACACCAGCAATACTCCCAACACTCCAGACCAACCCCCAAATAAATAAGACACTAACCAGCTACCCATTGCCAAAGCCCATTTCCCCACGTTCTCCAATTTCCTATCCCCCATCTATTTAATATGAAAAAAGCCCCCTGACCACTCCAGAGGGCATAAAAATAGCGTTCCATATTTGGAACGCTTGTTACTTATCAATTAAAAATTCAACTCCACTTTCGGTCAAAATAATGTCAACTTCTTTTCGCAGAGAGATAGGTACCGTCTTGTACTCTGTTGTTCCGAAAATAATACGTTGTGCAAAGAACATAGCTACCATGGTATCACCTCCTTCCAAGCGTAGGAGCAGCCAGAATAGGAGTCGCTGGATCATTCATACACCTTTATTGCTATTTCTGCTATTACATCATCAGTAAAAGCCGCTCGTTCTGCAAGAGCCTTGCTCTGAGCTTTCAGAAGTGTGTTATCTTGCTTCAAATTCTCGAAATCTTCACTCGGGACCGATACATACACAATTGGCGGTTGATTAGGTTCATCACCAAACACGATATAATTCCCATCAATTAACCTACTCTCTTCTAACAGGTACTTATCTTTGTTTTTATCTATTAGATCTAAGCGCTCAGATTCGTTATTGTACTGGTATGTGTACTTCATGATACCCTCCTTTAACCCAGTAATGTTGTTGTTATATCACTGACACCGATTTTAAAATAACCTATAAAACCACCGTAGATACTGTTTGTCCCGTACGCATATAATTCGATTACATCACCAGCATTAACAGCTATATCTTCTGTAAGATAGGTTGGGTATTGAGTAGATGCTGCGTATTTATTCCCACGAGCGACACCATTAACATACGTTTGTGTATATACTTGGCTACCAATAGATTCTCCTGAAGGTGAGTTATTTAAAGAACAGGATACTCTATAGGTACCCGCATAGTTTGTACGAATTCTGTATGTTGGTGTTGGTGTAGTAGAGGAAAACGACCTCGGACTTGGATATTCATATAACGTTTGGGTCCCTGGTAATAAGCCCAGATCTAGAGTACCTGTGATATCAAAAACCTTGACACCTTTTTTTATATTAGCAGCCTTTAGATTTGCGTCCCCCAATATGACAATATCCGTTTCATAATTGCCTTTGGTTTTAGTTTGGTTAGTTGTATTTGGTGTAACCGTACCACCGACACCTCTATTGGGTATTGTGCCTTCTGTACCAGCGATGATTGTTCCCTCAAGTACCTTATCTGCTGGAACGACCACACTTGGTACGATAATGTCACCCCCGTAAATCCCAGCTGGATGTGTTTTAGTACTCCCCCCAGGTGTTATTGTCAATGTGCCTGTGGTGCGTTCTGGTAACGTGCCTACAATATCAACTCGCTCCGAATTAGAGAAGCTTTTGCCCTCCCGTACATCTGATGGATTAGCATTACCTTTAGCTCTCACCACTCCTTTCATTTTGGTAATTAACTGTGACCATGTATCAGATGTGGATGCCGAAATCCCCATAGCAATAAGCGCGGCAACCACATCCGCTTTTCGCTCATTGCCAAGCTGCTTTGCCTCCAATGCCACCTCATAAGCTTCTTGGATGCTTAAGTTAACACGTTGATCACTCGTGGAAATAACACCGCTGGTATCAGTGACAACATAAAAAAGCAACAAACCAGCTTTGGCCGTTGCCTGTGATGTTGTCTTTTTAACCACGCCATCAATGTCCACGTATAGATATTGTCCTTGAGTTGGATTCAAAGCCATTTCTCCGGCAGTTATTTCATAGCGGCGCCCACCTACATAGGCGACACCAGCTGTCCAACTTGCCTTTAACCCTTCAGCACTACAAACCAGCCCCATTAAACCATCAATCACAGCAACAAAGTTGCCGCCCATTTCTTTAGCCAGCTTTTCAAGGAGTGTGTGCGCGGATTCGATGCCGCCTTCCATCGTGTTAAGCCTGTTTGAAGTAATTCGGGTACCAGCTTGTACGAGCTCAAACAATGGTCGTCCTGTTTGCGGGTCCGTCTTTTGTTTCCCAGATGAATCTAAAATGGGCCGGGTCATATCCGGGATCTCGTCCAACCACGTTTGTTTGTTATACACCTGTCTTCACCTCCAGCTTTATATTGAATTCGAACCCGATCAAATAGCCGCGATCATTCTTGATCACGTTTTGTGCCTGATTGGCCAGCGTACGCCCTTGGTCGTCCATGAGCGATGCGCCTAGGATCTGTTTGCCGACCAAATCGGTGTCAGCAAGAAATACATATTTGCGGACGCTTCTTCCGGAAATAACTGTATTGTGAATCGGGTACGGGACAAGTTCCCCGCCAACATTGACCAAAGCATGGTCAAAATATGAATCCACACTATTGACCACATTATCAAGCAACAACGGTTGAATAACCTCAGCAGCCATTATGTTGACCCTCCTTGCATTGGTATTTCTAAACCTGTAATTGGACTATCTATCCGGGCCGACGTGGTTACTGCCCCCGTTGTGATTGTCCCTTGTGACAAAGTTCCGCTTGTTCCAAGTTCGATCGGCATTTCAAGTCCACAAATCGGGAAGTCTACGCTGTATCCATAGGCTTTCACGCCCATTGTGATGGTCGACTTGGGGGCTTGGACAACCGGTACACCCCTGTTAATATGGACCGGGCGAATATATTCGAAATCGGCAAATAACCCCGCCAAATTGATCGGGGCGCCAGCATCATATTCGAAGTGGATTTCCTTGGCGAGAAACTCTTCCGTCACCTTTAAAAGCTTGCCGTATTGCGAACCAATTTGTCGTAGGATCGGTAGCTTAAATGGCTTCTTGGCCAACCTTTTTCGTCGAATGGCTTCACGACGGTTTGCCAACGATCCTACCTGTTCCGTCCGGAAGTAGATCCATTCCCAAAGACCAAGCCCCCAGGTCGCCCGCTGCAGCAAGAACTGATCCACTAATTCATCCATCTTCTTCTCACGCAGATCGATTTCTTCTTCCATTACTCCAAAATGCCAGCCTGCTACTTCGTTTTCATACCAATACGGCGGTAAAACTTCCCGGTACCGAACTGGAATCATAGCAGCACCACCTCAACCTGCAGGAACGATACAGGTGGGACATCAACATCCTGAACATCATCATTAAGGGTAAAGTCACTGTAGTTCTCCACGCCTGGCACGAGCAAGAGAGCGGCAATATAGTTGTATAACAGCTTGCTGCGACCGTTAGCATATGCAATTACCCGTTGGCGGATCAGTTCGACCAGTTGCTGTAGATCTTCAATTGTTTGCAACGTGGCTTTAACGGTAACAAGGAAGATCGGAGCAGGATACACGGCCAGGTCATGGCCAGCAATACGGTATTCCTCCCACATCAACGCTTTGACTTTCTCCGCAAACTCGGCTGTGATTGGTTGTCCGGCCATGTCGGTCAGATACAGATCAATAGAATTGTCATGGCGTTCCTTTTCCACGGCCACAGCTCCACCCACGCCTTGGATCTCTTTGGCCCAAATTTCATAGTCCTTTCGGCGGCCGTTGCCTTCTTCAACAAAAGCACGATCAAGAATACGCAGGCGGTAATCATCGTTGGATTCGCCTTCCTTCCGGACCATACCATCAGCCCATCCATGGCCGTCCAAAAATTCATCATCTGCCCAGATCGGTGTGGACTGCAACACGCCATAGCCCCACAATTCTTGCTGTTCAGCAATCTCCTGAGCGATAGGGTACCAAAGATCATAGAAGTATTCCCCTTCGCCCACAGGAGGCGGTGGCAGCCCTCTTTCGTTGGCCATCGTAATTGCCCGGTTAACCCATCGTTGATAGATCATATCTGGGGTTTCTTCCAGCACAGGAACAGCGGGGAATTTGGGCAAATCATTAATCGTCAAGCTCATGTATCGATCACCTCATTGAGTTCGGCGACGCCTACAAGACCCGTTATCTGGATGGTTAAATCCATACCCCGATCAACACGTGTCATTGACGTTACCTCGGCTTGCTCAATCTCCGGGTGAGCCGTCAGCGCTTCTTCGATATCGCGGATAATTTCAGTGTCTTCCCATCCTGGCCATTCTGATTTTTCAACGCCCATGTCAGCACCGTATACAACATATTGGAATCGCTCGGTACAAATGATCTTCATGGCGGTTTCAACAAGAAATTCCTCATAACTGGTTGTCCGCACTGGACGCCCCGACTCATCCAGAACAGCCCTGCGGTTACGGTAGTCCATTTTGTACGTCCATTTGGTTGCAGAAGGAATGTTGTCCACCAAATCGGTGACGTCTACTTCTTCAAGATCCAAATCCGGGAATAACGTTTCGTCCTCATCCATGCACTAACGCTCCTTTCCTAGCACGTAATAACGCTGACCAGTCATGCGGGAAACAAGGAGCCTATCCCCGACTTCTAACGGACTTGGTATCAGGAGTTTGCCTTTTAAGATCGTTGGTTCTGGTTCCACAACGTCAAATGTGACCTCAATTTCCCGTTCTTGCAGGTAATCTGCGAAGACCAGACTTGCCGACTCATAGGGATGAGGATCTCCATCCACCTCAATCTTTGCAGTTGGCCAGCTCAGGAGGGTTGCACGCTCAGTATCCCGCGCATCAATATGCCCCGCCACCTTCTGTTGTAAAAGTTTCATTGCATCACCCATCATTACGCTTCCCTCCGTTCCAAAACCAACTTGACCGTAAATATGCCCTTGCTCCAGGTCGTATCGGCGCTCTCCACGATCCATTTGGTGACCACCGTCGTCTTGATCAGCACGAGCCAGCCAGCCCGTAGCCCTGCCAAAGTATGATCTTCATGACGAACGGTGATCTTCTTGATCTGCTTAGGTTTGGACATCGCCTTTACCCGTTGCGTCGCCACTGTCGTTGGATTCTCGTCTTCCTCGACTTCAATGATCTCTTCCATCCGGCCAAACGTCTTCAAAGCTGCAGCATTGGTTTTCGTAATAGATGCTGCCAGTTTGTCATCCTTGTACTTCTGCGCGGTAACCACCGTGTACGTTTCCTCAATGTTATAGCCTGCACTGCTGGCTTCCATTTGTTCGGGCACGAAAATAGGAACAACCTCGTTCTTGCCCTCACGAACCACCTGCAGGTAAAAATTTGTTTCCGTCCGGACAACATCCACATGGTATCGGTAGCCGCTACGCTCATATGCTTTTTGCAATACGTCCAGGATGATCTCAGAATGCGCCAGGGTCCCATATCGCTCATCCAGATTAAAGCCGAGATTAGGACACCGGAAATCGACGCCAGTCGTCTGGATGTACCTCTGCAACTCAGATCCTGCTTCGCCCTTCAGGTATGGTCTGGTGCCTTTGTTCTTTGCCAAATACCAACCAATCTCTCGGGCTTTAATCTCCCAAGCACCTGTAAATTCATCTTGTTCAAAGTCGATAATGGGACCGTGAAAGAACTGGTTCTTATGATGAAGAAGGGACTTACCTATCTTATGGGAAAAGCACATCAGCATACCGGCCACGCTAATCGTGGGGATGTCACGCAGCCGAACAGTCATGTTACGCGCAATTTCGTCCCGTTGAGAAGACCATGATATATCGGTTATAGCAGGAGCAAGGGCCGCCCTGGCATCTTGCTTTCCGTATACAACTGCAAATTTGTCCATGACCGACCCCCTTACTTCATTTTTTTATTTGCCGCCGCAATCTTGCTCTTGCGACCAGTATAGTCAAAATCACCCGTTACATTATCTGCAGCTTCCTTCGCAGCAGCTGAACTCTTCTTCTTATCTGTAGCTTTTTTCTTCTTTTTGGTCGATTTCTTTTTGTCCTTTTTGCTGGACTTGGCCGTTGTATTGGGTCGACTCTTGGAAGACTTCGTTATAATCACGCCAGGCTTCAGGAGTTGCTTCGTGTTACTGTAAGAAATGATTTTCACAGGCTTGTGTTCAACCAGTGACATAGTGATATGAATATTGCCTTGGCCATCTTTATAAACGATCTCCATGTTCTCGATCAACATGGTCTGGGAAAAGAGTTCATCGAAGTTCAATACAACAGGCTTTGGCTTCCACTTCTCCAGTAGTTGCCACGTGGTTTCTGGTCGCTTATAGGTGACTGTCTGTTTCTTATCCGTCTCCCACAGTTCCCGCCATTCACGAGGCAAAATGGTCGTAAAAGAAACCCGCTGCAGCTTGGCAGTGGGTTTCCCTGTACGCTCTTGTCCGGTGATAACGGGGAATGTATCCACGTCATTCCCCGTTGTAATTTGTACCTCGGCTGGAGTGATCGGGAAGGTCAGCCGGATGGCCCCTTGAGACATCGCCAACATGCGTTAACCCCCTGTCTCCAATGCTTTGTATATTTCTTCACCTGCTACATCACGGATCAGTGCACGCCCTTCAGGGCTTGTCAGAGCCTTGGCAAAGGATTGGAAGTCTGTTATGCCCGCTGCAATCCCTCCGAGATCGATTGTGACATTGCCAATCGTTACAGACTTGCTTCCACTGGATGCCTGCGCAGACAACGGAGTCGTCCGGACGGGAATGGCACTGCCGGACAAATTCGGACCTTCAATGCCATCCACACCGTCCCGCATTGTCCCAGCAATCTGGTTCATGCGTTCTCGAATCGAATCTGGTCGTAGCCCATCCGAGAACATGGAAACGAAATTCCCCGCCCATCGGTCCGACTTACTGGCAGGTCCCTCCTTGGTCGGAGAACTAAAACCAAGGTAATCTTTGATAACCCCTGCAGCTTTGGAAACGATACTTGTCAATGTCGGGAATTTACTTTGCATTCCCGCCGCCATCATACTGATCAGATTGCTGCCCCAGGTGCTTCCTTTGCTTGAAACAGTAGAGAGCGATTCAAGATGTTGCCGAGTAAGATCAATCGCGCTTTTGGCCGATGAGCTCACACCACTAAAACTTAATGCAGCTTGGCCGTTGCCGCTGATAATGTCCCTTGTGCTATTCTTTGTTGTAACGCCCAGATCCTTGGCTTTCTGTTCGGTTTCCTTGGCTGCCGTACCAACGGCTTTGACGTTACTTTCAGCCTCTTTGGACTCAGAGCCTTTGAACATACTCACTAATTTATCTTTAATATGATCTGCGGCTTGAGTGACGCCGCTCTCGTTCATTGCATCTGTAAGGCCTTGCTTAAGCCCGCTCTTTTGTACATTGGAAACAACACTTTCCATCGTTTCCTTGATTTTTTGTTCGCCTTCCTTCGTCGTGGATGCGGTCGTTGAGATAAAAGCTTCTTTCGGCAACTGAGGCGTGACAGGAACCGACTTCGGTTCTTCCTTCGGACCAAACCCCATCCATCCTTTGATTGAGTCTGTAAGATTTGAGACACCCTCCACCATGTCACGAGTAAGTCCACTCGAATCAGCAAGAGCACCAAGTTTCTCACCTGCCCAACTACCAACCGCTGCACCTGCAGCTGTACCAAGAGGACCAACAAGTGATCCCAATAGACCGCCCACTGCCCCACCTGCCAAGCTACCGACAGTTGAACCACCCTTTGTGGAGATGGCTTCTTTCCAACCTTGTTCTTTTGCTGTGCCATACATGTCATAAGCCGAGAAACCAACATTAGCAATTGTGCCAAGCACACCAAGGCCTTTCATGACACCTTTAGCTGCGCCACCGACACCTTTTACACCCGTTGACAACAAGCCATCCGGCCCAAGCTTTGGATTAATTTTAGGCGTTTTGGGCGTCTTAGCAGAAACGTCTTTAACTTTCGACTTCGTTGACGTTTGCGGCTTTGACTTCTTATCGCTCACAATATCCGTTCTGGTTGTATTTTTGGTCGAAGTGTTGGATTTCGACTTTGATCCACCTGATCCGCCATTCCTTCTGTTCTTACGTCTGTTCTTGCTATTTCCTCCGCCGTTACCACCCATGATGCCATTAACGTAAACACGAGTTGCATTAACGTTCATACTGGACACAAGATCAGATCCGCCGATTGGAGAAGATCCTCCACCACCAAACTTACGAGTGCCGGGAATTTTGTTCCATGCCCACTTTCCTGCGCTAGTAACATCACCGTAAAGATTCTTAGTTCCCTTCACCATACTAACTGTGCCCTTGAGAGCAAGCACACCAGCCAAACTAATCATTAAATAGTTGAAAAAGGTGTCGTATTCCTTATAAAGACTTACGGCTTTCCCAATTCCCGTTGCGATCCCTGATCCCAACGCCTCTATTTGTGCTTTGTTATCTGTCAACAAGGTATTGAATTCCTTCATTGCAGGGACGGAGGCTTGCATGATTGTACCGCCAATGTCCTGCATTTGCATCTGAATCTGAGCCTGTGACTGTCTGTATTCAGTCATTGGATCAGATGCTTGTTGCTGAGAAACCATTCTATCAGCCGTGCCGGTCATGTCAGGCGCTTTCTCAAAGGCAACGCCATACGTCTTCAAGATTGAGTCTGCATTATCTTCACCCGTTGCTGACCCCAGCTTGGTCAATGACTGCTTCAATTCATTACGGTCTTGGCTGGCCATATCAGCAAGTAAAGCAGCTATCGCGCCCTGGGCTCTCTGTTTATCCCCGGAATTGATGTCTGCAGCAAAAGCTTCAGCTTGTCGTGCAGCATCTTTCTTTCCTGATCCCCGAGCACCAAAGTAATCAGCCATGTCGTCAGCATTAAGAGCCTTAACCCCAAAAACTTCCTTAAAGAAATCGCCCGGCTTGTCGAAATTAAAGGCCCCTTCTTTTACCGTTTGACTTAGAAAATTACTCATTTGAGCTGAGCTTGTGCCGCTACTTGCGAAGTAGGGGCTATATTCCCAAAACGTATCCGCTAGGTCTTTTTGGGGATCTCCTACTGACATGTAAGCATGAGCTATGCTGTCAGCAACTTGCGAATAGGATTCCTTAAAGTTTTTAGCTGTTTGGGTGACTGCTCTCTGCATTTCCTCAGATCCGGAATCGGGAATGACTGCTTGTAGTTTCGTTGTGGCCGCGAAGGCTTCGCTAACCTTAGATTTGTCCTGGACCATAGGTGTAAGGGTAGAAAGTTCAGCAGCTCCTGTGGCTCTATCAGAGATAAGCCCTTGAGCAACTAATCGGTCATTTGTGGCCATAACATCTGAACGCTGCTGAGTTGATAAGTATGGGGCAAGCCGTGAAGATTCCTTGTAATAATCCCCTACACCACCGAACACTGCATCCGACATGCCTCCACCCAAAACCAACCCACCACCGAGGGCAGCAAGCCCGGATATTTTGGCAGAAATGTTATCGACCAGCGGACTGATTTGATCGTCGGCATGTAGTCTTACATGGGCATCAGATACACCCTTTACCTCAGCATCTGCACGAGACACAGAACGACGGAAGTTCTCGGCGCTGGAACGTGCCCGTCGGAATAAGTCCCCGACCACAGCACGACCGAGCTGCCTTGTTTCGTCTGCAGCTCGTCCGACCTGGGCTCCAAGATCACGCGCTGACTCCCCTGCACGATGTATGGACGATGAAAACTCACTGCCCATACGATCTGCAGCACGGCGAAGACCACCAACATCGTCTTGCGTATTTCTAAGCCCGCTCTGCATACGACGCAGTGTACCAGATACGAGATCCCTTGCTTCAATAGGTACGGTTATTCTACTGGCCGTAGCCATATCTTTCACCCCTCCCTATTTCTTATTGAGCTTCTTCATTTCTTCTTCGGCCAACATCGATGCGGCCAAACAAAAATGATACTGCCTGTTCCGATTAACTTCATACGGCAAGACTTCGGAAGGTAATTTCTTCTGGTTAATCCAAAAGGATGCTATCCAGCTTGCTTCGCCGTCTCGCCGGATGAGTTTTTTGCTTCTTTAAGCAACTCTTCCTTTGTTTCTTGGAAGTTACGAACCGCCTTGGCCAACACAGCATAGTGATCAGGGTTGTTTAACATACGTGGCGGTAACTCGTTTTTGTTCACGCAATTGTACGCCTTCAGAAGTTCAATGTTTTTCCAATCGAAATCATGCTCTGTGGCTTTTACGATCATGGCATCAATGTCATTGAACGACCCCTTTTCTGTGCCATCATCGTTATATGCTGCCTCATAAGCGCGGCGCAGGTCCATAGTGGTCAGACGACGCACAGACCATTTTTCCCCGTCCACTGGCACTTCAATTTGTTCAGGTTTAGCCGCCTCTGTACCGGCAGCGAGATACTTCTGTAATTTGTCACTCATTGGTTGTTCCTCCTTTTTTGTTAACAAAAAAGCCCCTATTATTTTAGGGGCTCTTGGTATTCGGTTTGAGGTGTTTCCTTAGGTAACAATTTCAATATCCTCAAACCCAATTCTATGGCTTCGTAAATTTCAATTTCGTTAAAAGCAGAATTATGTCCATGGGCTGCGTAGTTTCGAATCTTCATGAACTTCTCATTCAGAATCCATATATCTTTAGAAATTATTTTTTTATTAACTGCTTCTTTCATCGCAGCCCTATGGTTCAGATACATCTTGTTATTCTCTTTGAGAACAAGTAATCTAACTCGTTTTTCAATTTCAGAAGAAATGAGGATAATAAGGGGCACAGGGTGATCAATTAGTTCTTTTATTTGTTCTTCAAACGGATCCCTTTTAACTTTTTTTGTTGACACCTCATATTCTTCCGGAGCTTCTTTGACAACATCTTCTTCGTTTAAAGAATCATTCTTTGGTTCTTTGTTATCTTTGATTAGATTCTTAGTCTGTTTTTCCTCAACCTCTTCAACTTTATCTTTCAATTCCTGAACAATTTCGGACAATTCTAACTCAAAATCACCTTTTTTGAATCGTTTGATTCTAAGCAACAGATCTTTTAAATCTGGAATCAGCGTAGTGACTATTAATAAAACCAAAATGTAAAGTGAAGTGTTATCAAACCGGATGTTGTCCGAGAACATTCTTAGAATAATGACTGTTATACATAGGGAAATAATGCTAACTTTGAGTATGTTATTTTTATACCGAACAGTTCTCTTATAAAGTTCCACAAGCCTTCTATGATTCCAAACGACTAGCCCTGATACTATAAAGAAAAGAACATAGCCATCGATCTTAATGTTAGGAAGCCTTATAAAGTCTGGTAAAAATAAACGTACTACTCCAAGTAATAATAGAATTATGGCTATAACACGCACTATCATACATTTCCCCCGAGTCAATTATCAATTACATAATATTACCACAAGTTTTCCGACTTTGGGGTATTTATTAAGCCATATAATCCGGGAACTGTTCCACAAATTCAAAGTCTGTAGCAGTTCCTTCAAGGGTAATATCGATTCCGGTATTACTGTCGATCTGGGCGACCAAAATGTCCATGTTACCGTGAATATGAATACCCGTCAGAAGGACCCGTTCCGTATTTCCTGTTTGCATGTCTTCCAAGGAACCAGTGATGCGATCGAGGAACATGGTTTTACCTGCTTTAAAAGCCTCCAACAGACGATAACGCAACCTGGATTCCAATTTGGACATGACCAGTTTTACCGGGATTTCATAACCTACGATTTGTTTTGTCTTCGCCATTCGGCGAGCTCGGACAACATCCAATGTTTCAGGATTCAGTGTGACTTCAATTTCCTTGATAGTCTGAACTTTATCCCCGTTATCGTCTTCACAAGAAAGATTCCGGCCAATTAGTTCGCGTTCCATCTACTATGCCACCTCCCATGTAATATAGAATGCTTCGATGGCATCGAGCGGTTTGGCGAACAGCTTGAAATAAGCGTAATCGAAGTCACTCACATTGTTCGGATCTTCCGTGAAGGTATAACCTTCATCAATCGCTTTTTGGCTCCTGCGGATTGCCAGGTATTCAAGCACAGCCGCAATAAACATGCCCCGGCCATCCTTATCATTGTCAAGTTTAGCCTTCCACTTCTTGGCCGTGGAATAGATATCGTTCAGCACCTGATCAATCGTCATGGAGACACGGATCTTGCCAAAGTCTTCACGTTCACCTGCGCCCATCGTGGTCAGTGTATTCACTGCAGACTCAATGATGTAGTCATAACCGTCACGAGTTGCCATCAGAGTGCCTTCCGCTAGTCCTTTCATGACTTCCGAATGGCTCCAGTCAATTGCTGCAACTGTCATAGGGACCTTAACACCAGTAAATGACCTATTGGCAGGAGTACCAGCCATTAGACCAGCCAGCCAAGCCGCCCATTGCACCGAGTTGTACGTCTTCCCATTAATGTGTGTACCAGCGATGGCACAGTTAACGATGTATCGGGCGTTCATAGCTCGGCTACGGGCATTATGCTTATCAATGTCGGTGTCATCCAATGCAATGCCAGCAACGACCAACTGAGCAAGTCTGCGAGCCTTTGTACGGCGATCAAGCAACCATTGTTTAGCAGCTGCTTGGACGGCTGCATCCGTGGATGGCAGATAGAACACATCGAACGTCAAACCATCCACCCGATTAAAGATCCGACTCCAGTCTGACGTCGTGATTGTCGATGAACCAGATACGGCGCCCGTAAGCGCCGTGTATGCCACGTCCGCCCAAGCAACAACACCTGTCGATTTGAAGCGGATCATATTGGACTTCTTCAGGGCTTCTTCTGCAGCAGCCTTATCGGCAACTGTGAAAGTTTCTGTGTCGTAAATCCCTTTGGTATCTCTGATGATGATCTCTTTCTTGGAGGCATCAACCAAGCTGGCACGGATCATATATTCAAAATCATTACCGCGCAGTCCTGGGTAACGTGCTTCAATTGTGTAACTGTCGGTAACTGCTGAAGCAGCAGCCTTTTCAGAACCGTTTGTTACCCGGTACCCGACCACAGTCGCCCCAGTTTCGGATGCCAGCTCCAATTCATCAACCTGCAGGCCGCTTTCCTTCAAACGTTCGGAAGTGTCAGCCATATCAATGGCTTGGTTGGCCGCCCCCCATTCCGCTTGGTAAGGGATCAGTACACGGCCTGTCACTGGCACGACTCTGGCCTTGGCCAAAGCGATCAACTCAACATATCCCCCTGGTCTAACCCTCTGAATCGACATTCAACGATTCCTCCTTTTGTACCGCTGGTTGCAAATATGCTTCCAGTCGGTTTTGTACTTCCTGCTGGGATAGCAGGGTATCAGCTTTGCAATCAAAAAGGGCGCCCGCCACCTCGAAGCGTTCATGCTTCAAGGCGGCTGCACCCTCAATCCATTCCTGTTTGGTCCGCTTGTTCAGGTCCTCCTGGACAGCAGCGGCGACAAGCTTATCCTTGCGTGCTGTGCTCATGGGGTGAGCTCCTTTCCATATCCAATGTGAAATTCATTTATCTTTGGTACCGGAACCTTCGGCACTGCCAGAAGATATGAATACCTGCAGGTGACCTCAATCCGATCTTTTTCGGGTCGGTTACTCGGTGGTTCCATCACCAATGCCACACCAAAGCGTTTTGAAGCGTAGCAAAACCGTTGTTGCCGTAAGAATGTGAACAACGGATCCAGATCAATGGGGATGGGTTCCCCCTCGTCTTCTTCCGTTACTCGCTCCTTATCAAAATGGAACACAAGTCCCACATCCTCCACAATCCGGTTAGCCCGCGGGGTATGGGTCTTGTCTGACACAAGATCCGTTTCAATGAACACCGATGGCCGTTCGAAATTACCAGCAAGCCATTGCGTCCGATCCCGCAGGATGGTCAGGTCCGGATAAACATGCCGTACAATCTCAGCCCAAGCTTTCAATCCTGCATCCATCATCGCAGCACCCTTTCTAGCTCTATTTCAAGCCGCCTTATGATGAGCCTGTTCATGCCGCCTTCGAACTGAGTAACGGCAATGTCAAAGTATCGTCGGCCAATGAAGCTACGCGGTTTTGCCATGAATCCAGTCTTGGCATTTCTGTCATACACAAATGATCCACCACTGTTCCAGTATCCCGGTACCCAATGGGCTTTGTGAATCGTGTAACCGTCATTGATCAGACGCGGATAACCCCATGCTCCCTGATCGTTTGAACCGGACCCAAGATCAGAACCGACTTCCAATGTGATAGAGTTCCTGTCAACATCCCATTCCCATACGTTTCCGTCGCCACCACGGGTAAATGAGTTCCACATCAGGCCGGTATCAATAATGCCTTGCCTATCGATTTCGTCAATGATGTGGTTTAACAACGTCTCCCCCAAAGCTTCGGCAATGTTGGTCAGAACCCGCTTCATCCCTTGATCAGCCAGTTTTCTGAATCTACGTGCCAACCCATCAAAGTCATTAACGATCATTGCCTTTCACCTCACATGTCATCAGCAGCTCCATCCAATAGCGGCGAGGATTCGCATCGATGACTCGAAAACGACGACCGAACAATACAATTTCATCGCTGATTCTCACATCAGCCGTTTTGGCCACGCCGATCGTTTTCTTCACGATGTACATCACGGGTTTTGCATCAGCCTTGTCGGATGTCTCCGTCTTGATAACATGGCATTTGAGATCCGCAATTTTGCCGCTCTTCCGATCATTGAACAGATCATCACCGTCCCGCTTGCTGCCTACCCGGTAAACGGCAAGCGGCGTTTTAAACCGATGGTTCACAACAAATAGGCCGTGATGTTGCCATCGTCCGGCCCTTCCTGTTGTTTCTTCACCCAAAGGAACAAGATTGCGTCCACGTCCGGGTTACCCGTGGTCATGCCTGCAATCGCTTGTCGGGTGTATGTCCAAGCCCCATCGCTCTCTGAAGCATAGTTCCGAGCGACAGCAGCCAAATATTCCTCACTGTCCTGTAGGGCAAGCCCTTCAGCCAGCTTCACCCATGCGAGCATGAGCTGCCGATCCACTTCTTCAGGGAAAGGAATGGGCAAATACAACTCAATCCGTACCTGGGCGTCATCGATGTACTGTTCTAACTGCTCAGGTGTTGCCTCTTGGATTGGTGAGACACGGCTGCGGGTTTTAAGAAGTTGGGGCGTTAGCATAAGGATCATCCTTCTGCGACAGGGCTGCCAAGGCTTCAATCAATTCGGGCTTGTTCATGGATGAATACCCTTTGATACCCGCAGCCTTCGCTTGCTCCTTCAATCCGGTTAGGTTCGGTTCATCTTCCTTGCCGCTATCATCCACTAATGGAGCGGGTTCCGATTGAACTTCTTCAACCGTAAAGTCCTTCTCCTGCGCCAACTTCTCCGCAACCTCCGAAGAAACGAGTAGAGGTTTTCCTGGTTCAAAGCGATGATTGTATTTTGTCAGTGAAGTGTTTTGACCATTAAAGGTAACCTTATGCATCAGAATTGCACCCCTTCCGCCATTGCAACAGCACCTGGCTCTTCAAAAATGAAGTCCCCATCAGCATGCGTGGCATAGAATCGTTTGTCCTCTGTTACAGCCGCTTTACCTTCGGTTGTCTTACGGATGATCATGTCATAAGTATTTACAATGACAAAGTTCGGTTTATACGTGAATAGAACAGCACCCTCAGGCATATGTGGCACTTCTTCCACATCGTAGTTGTTGATTCTCTTTTGTGCGCCCAAAATCTGAATTTGAATAGAAGCACTGGTATCTTTCGATGCCAAATGTTCCAAACGTTCAGAAAAAGTGTTAGGGTGCATGAAATACTTAAACTGTCCGCCATTACGCAACCTTGTTGGCACAGAACGTTCCAAACGGAAGAAGATACCGAGCTTCCCTGCTGCGTCAAGCGTAGACCAATCGGTGAAATTCCCTGTGTTACGAGCCTTTTTCAACCAACCATCAGCAATGCTCAGGAAGTCATAATCAGGATCAGTGTTCAGAGTGCTCATATCACCATTAAAGCCCAAGTCCTGCATGTTTTCGCCAAAGTTTCGGGTCATGCCACCCATGATGATTTCTTCAATGTTCTGTTTCCGAACCCGCTGTTCCATCCGAATCTTCTCTTCCGTGATCTCATACTGGAGAGTTACAGGAACAACAGAATAAGGAACTTGTTGATACACAGGTTCAGTTTGCTTACCAGCGGGATTCCCCTCTCTTTTCTTACGTAGGTTTCGCCCTGTCACGCCGATCTTGTCAATAGTACCCTTCGAACTGTCTCGGGTTTCAGTCCGGATTCCTTTCAAGAATTCTGTGGATTCGTATGCCATCTGCAAAAATGCATCGACTTCCTCATAGTTCATCGCTGCTGGATCAAGTCCAGTATGGATTGCGCCTTTGCGAATGCTGCTGTTTGCGATTTGTCCGTTGTTTCTCATATGTTTAGAATCCTCCTTTTAATTAGACGAAACGGGACAATGTAGAAGCGCCCGATGCCTTGTGAATTTCTTCTTGTTCTCCACCTTGCCGGGAACCACCACGACTGTTTTTAACAATCAGCACATCAGCAGCCAGCGTGTTCATTTGCTGGGTCAGTGGTTCAAGAGCCTTGGCAATAGCGTCAGTCAAAGCATCTGCTTGCGGCTCTGTTGCAGTGCCTACATCAGGAGTACCTTCACCCTCCTGCTTTTTCAGTTCCGTAATCTCGTTGGTCAGGTCCGTCACTTGCTTAGCAATAGGTGCAACTGCTGCCTGAACGGCTTTTGCAATATCTTCTGGTTTCAAATCGTCTTCCTCCTCTTGCCCCTCGTCTGCAGGAGCTGTCTTGTTTTTTAATTCGGTTAATGCAGCAATAGCGTCATCTACATGCTTGAGATTACCTGCGGAAATCTTCTTACCAGCCTTGCCAATGGCTTCAGGCGGTTTACCAATTGCTTTTGCAATATCCTCTTGGATCAACACTTCTTGGGCAATTGTGATGAAGTCTTGGAGCGCTTCGCGGATCGTTTCAGGATCGCGTTCCATCTCACTATCCCAATAGTCCCAGTTGAAAATTACACTGTTCAGTGCATCCTGAGCAGCCCAAAATTCACGGCGACGACGGTCCCGTTCATATTTATCTGCAACCGCACCTTTAGCAATCTTTTCATTACTGTTACTGCCAGTGAAAAATGCCTTCATGGTACGAAAAAAGCCCATAGCTTCGTCATCCGACTTGGCCGCAGGCTCCTGGTTTTGCTTTTCAATCGCTTCTGCGGTGCCGGCCATTGAATAACCGGTAATATCACCGCTCTGGATTTGCTCCCAAATGTCGTCGCTTGCTTTGGTAACTAGTACCCACGACCCTTTACGGATTGTCTCGCCACCCAATTCAAAATCTACAGGTGCGATGTAGCATTCCACCACATCCCCCACTCCGGGGTCAAAATCGTGTTGCGTGTCCATAACCGCACCCTTGGCAATCGCAAGATTGGACATAAATCCATGAACAGCCTTTTCGATCTCTTCGGCAGTCATCATGTCGCCGTGAGTATCTTCTGCCTCCGGCTCATAAACAACACCGTATACCAGTTTCTTCGCATCATCAGCCTTTGTAATCAGACGGACTTGCTTTTGGAAATCCGGCTTCTTGGCGGACTTTGTAAGGAAGAACCGCTTTTGATTGGCTCCCTTGTCAACGTAACTGATGTGCGTGATATCGACATTTGTTAATTCTCTTGGCATTTTCGCTTTCACCTCCTCTCAGGTACAACTCCATAGCAAACAGGCATGACCACAACAGCACCATACCAACACTTCTCATATGCAATTCACCTCGCTTAATCAAGTACCAGTTGCATCGTACAACGGCAATTTATGATTTCTTCAGGAGATCCTGCGGGATCACCAGGGTACATCAGCTTGCTTTTGCCGACCTTGAACGGCTTATCCAGATCCACAACTTGACCATTTGCCTTGCGGTGAGTCTTCCGGGTTCTCGCACCAGCAGCAGAACGCCATTTCTTACCCTTGGCAACTTCTGACTGCTTCCAGCCTTCCAATTTACCACCGTTGGCTGCTGCTGTACTCATGGTTCGCGAGATCCGCTGAGCTCGTTGCATGGTAAATGGACCATCCTCGCCTGTAGCAACTAAAGAACTGATCTCTTGAACCAACAAAGCACGTTCAGATGGTGTATTCCCTTCCTTGATCGCTCTCTCAAAGCTACGAAGGAGCGTATCCGTTGATGACTGGTTCATATCGGGCACTAGGCTGCGGATCTCCTGCACAAATTGTTTGGCTGCTTCGTTGCCTATGCTCCATGTCTTCTCATCATCCAGTTGCAACAGCTCTGATTCCCCCGCTAGATCAAATAGAGGTTCAAAAGCTTCTTGGACTGCCTCTTCGAACAGGTCAGAGAAGACATCGGATGTGTGCAAAGCAAGAAGAACCTTCCCCAGTTCACCGATATTCCCGAGGGCTTCCTCACTCATTTCAGCAATGGCATCCTGGAGCGCTTGTCCTTGAAGCTCAAGGATCTCCATGATCCGGTCTTCACCCTGCTTGTACAGTTCTTCCAGCAGCTTGCGTTCCACATAGGATAATTCCAGACTATCCAGAAATTCATCGTCATCTGCTTTGACAATCAGTTCCCAACAAGACTCACACATTGACGCCCACCTCTGCTGAGCCTTTCCGCAACAGACGCTTCGCAATAACGGAAACACGCTCTTGCAAGTCGTCGGCATCACCCTCGCCTTCAGGATCAATAATAGCAGGTTGGCTGCTTGCCAATTGAGCGATAGGAGTATCCAGGTATTCCTCGCTGTACTTGCTCTCGTCAATGGTGGTACCCAATACATCCTCAGCAATCGGAATCAAGTCACGAACCAGCATTATGCCTCGGTCAGCGATAAAGTCCAGCATTGCCTTACGATCCTCAGGATCAATGATGCTCGGCGCACGAAGAACTGCCTTCACCCGGAAGATTCCCATAGCTGGGAACAAACGCTTGTTGAATATCTCGTTCATGATCCACTTGCGATAGGGCTCAAATACCTGTTCTTCTGCAAACTGCAATGCTGCCTGAGCTGTTGCACGGTTGTAGTCCGAACTTTGCCCGACGAGAATCGGAGGAAGCCGGAAAGATGACAAGATATCAGCCTTCTTCTCCTTCCCGTAACCCAAAAACAAAGCATCCTGCTGCAGAAGATCATTCAACTTGTCTAAATTGACGGATACTTTCTCGACCTTATCGTCCAGTGGTCCGCCTGTTTCTTGCCCTTTGGCTTCGAGGTACAAAATACCACCCTGGGACTGTGAACCCTTGACGTTTTTCAGCAGCTCCATGGATTGCTTGGTCAAACGTCCGTTTGTCACAGTCAAAATCATGGAGAGCATACGCCCGTTTGAAAAGTAGGATACGTTCAATTCCTCAGCTTCACGGGAGCCGACCACACCAGGCGCGTTCCCAAACCAGCGGGGTTCACCGTAGGCCCCGTCATTGCCAACCTTCAATGGAATAACTTGATTCTCAGTGCCATCGGTACCGAACAACCGGAACCACACAACCGAAGTTCCCCGTTTCATAGCATATCGCCGGGCATAGATTTCCTGCGTAAACTCTTCGACCTGTTTGGTTGAGCTGATACGACGTTTACGCTTAATGGTGGCCTTGGTGCTTTCCTTTGTATACCTTACATACTTCGGGTCCATCCGGAAGATCGTCGGGAATTCACTCCCACTCGGCCAAGCAACTTCCATGTTGGCCATCCCCGTGCTTTCCAAATCCTCAATAAGCTGGCCTATGATCTCTTCAGGATTATCTTCGAGGTTACAAGTCTCCAAAAAGCGTTCAGCACGGTTCCATTCTTCCTTCGCAGTCTCGTCACTCTCGCCTGGCAAATACTCCAGTGCGATACCATGTCCAGCAATGTTGCGCTTGTACGCCTCAATACACTGAGGGATAATGTTACTGTTTTTGACAAGCAACCTGCAGGAAGTAGGATCGTTGCCTGATTCAAATGGTAACAGCCCGTGATGATCGTATAAGCTGTCGAATACATCGGGAAGTTGGGCACTGGATGGAATGTGCTTACCTTCTTCCTTCGCAAATGGAACCCATGTTGCATTGCCTTCACTCAATTAAATCCACCCCGCTCCCCCATTGTTTTCTTCATGCTTCGATTCCTCCTGTTGCTGTTGTTTTTTCTTAAACCATTCGAACCATTTGTCAGCCACTTGCCGCACCTGCAGGGCAATGGAATACGCCATGATACGGTCATCATGACAGCCGCTATCAGCTTCTGCCTTGCCCTTGTTATCGATGAACGTCATACATTCACCGTACAGATCAGGACAGTAAATATCGTATAACTCATCCCGAATGGCTTCTTTGAAATCACTGATCATCACTGGACGGGTTGCTTTGTTTGTTTCCCAGCCAAGCCGCCCCTTTTTGTGAAGAAACAAAAGTGGATAATGGCATGTGTTGAACAACGTATTCAGCACGGATTCCCCAGTGTTGTTGTTCTCAACGGCCAACAATGCAGTGTTGTAATACAAGCCGAGTCTATTCAGCTTCTTCCCGTATAAGTCGGTATCCCATTTACCGTGAAGAGCGGCGCACATTTCGCCTGTACGTGCATCGATCACATAGGCAGCATCATAGTCACCATCTTCTGTACCCTTGGCTGTATCTGCCGACAAGATGTATCGTTTACCTTGCTCTGGCTGCCGATAGATGACCAGTTCCCCCGCATGGGCCGGGACAACCTTTTCTTTAACAAAATCAATTTCATGAATGACACCTTTCAGTCTAATTGCTTCCTTCAGGCGCTTAATGAATTTGTTATCAAAGATGCTTTCCCCAGATAACAGGAACGCTTCTTCAGGTTCAGAAGGATACTCCTGTTCGAACTGCCGTGAATCGCCACCGCAATCGTTTCGGATTGTGTAACGTCGCCATTGTAATTGCTCATCATCCAGCTTGTATTTTGCCTTCAGTTCCAGTTCATCTTCGGTCAGTTCAAAGCCCGGAGGAACAGGCTTCCGGTAATCGGGCATCTCGAACCATGCAAAAAAGAGCGGAGAAAAATCATTCTCGCCCTTAACGGCTGCATCCCATATTTGTTTAAACTCTTCCATGCCGTTCGCTGTGGATTCGATAATTCCGATGCTTCCTGGCTCTTTGGACAAAGCAGCAAGAAGGGAAAGCAAATGCCGCTTCTTTTTCTTGGCTGGCCAGAACGCAACTTCGGAAGCATGCAGATAATGAATCGTATCGGAACGGGCAAGAACTCGGCTTTCGGCTGTCTGAACGGTGATCTTGGATTTAAGTCCCGGATTCATGCGACGGTCTGCCGTCCGGATCGCGGGATTCTCGAAGGTCAGCTTCTTGGCATTGTTTTTACGCGTCATGGGCTGTATGACTGATGGCACGCGTTCATAGTAAAGTTGGAACATATCGAATAAGTTACTGGAAGCATCTGAAGACTGAGCAACGATAAAGGCATTCTTTGCTTCCTGTAGGGACGTGAAATAGTAGATTAACGCTTCTGTCACCGTTGAAAAGCCCATTTGCCGAGCTTTCAGAATAATGATCCGGACGGGCTTCCCTGCTTCTAAATCTTCAAACACTTTGGCAGCATATCGCCGTTGAGCATCATTAAGGATTAACCGAACCATGGCCCCGGACTTATCTTTGATCTTGAGCATGCGGAAGCAAAACTGTTCAAAGTCTAACAGGATTGCTTTCAGTTCCGCCAACTTATCTGGCCGTTGTTGCAACTTACGCTTGATTCGACGACGGTGTTCCTTCGCTAATGCAATTACCAATCTAAATCATCCCCATCGTTCTCTTCATCGTCGTCACCTTCTCCCCCGCCATCGCCGCCATGACCCAATGCCTTGTATTTGTCCAGCTCAAGACGTTCACGGGCGATTCTCAATTTCTCTTCCTCTTGCTGCAGGCTGGCAATCAGATTAATAACCCGTAATTTCTTATCCCTCGTTTTGACCAAGGCTTCCTCTTGTTTGAGGATCTTGTCTAGCTTCGAAGTGACAACGGTCGTAATCTCCGTTACCTTCATGCCTTCAGTGACAACGGGTACCGTAATTTCTTTCCCCGTCTTGGGGCTTGTAATAGGTACCTTGTCCTTCCGCTGCATGAGCTCTTGCTTGGTCTTACGTTCTTCGTCAGTCAGACCGGCTTCAAGCAACTTGACCCGCTTCATGTGCCTGCGTTCTTGCAACGACAGCATGATTAACTGCTCATTGAGCTGGACAAGTGGAGAAGTGTCGATCTGATCAAACATATCCTGCTCATCTGCATCAAGGGCATCCAGAAAGATAGTTTCATACATGCCTGTCTTCAATGCCTTTTTATTGCGGTATGGACCACCAGGGCCACCGCTATTCCCCACGGCATTTTTATTCCCGGGTGGAGCACCGCCCCGATTGCCAGCAGCATTCTTGTTGCCTTTGGGCGCTCCCCTTGATTTCGGAACGCTCCCATTCGTTCCATTTGGAGCGCTCCCTTTGGAATCCCCCGAAACGCTCCCATTGAGTTCATCTTCCCAACGATCCATGGACTTCCACTTGCGGACCCTGGACTCGGGAACAGAAAGAGCGGCGGCGATGTCTTTTAGCTTCAACGTTCCGCCGCTCTCCAGCCACATCAGTTTTGCCTTGTCCCGTTCAGGACTTCTTTCTCTGGCCATCTACATTCATCACCACCCCCAACAGGAAAAAGCATGGAATATTAACACCCCATGCTTGTCTTTTACATTTTTGGTCATTAACCCCCTCCGGATAACATACTCTAAAAACGAAGGGGGGGAGGTACTTGAAAAGAATCAAGCGTATTACAATAAGTCTGTTAGGTCTGACTGTATCCATTGAGTACATGTACGTTTGATTTTGAACTTACTTACTGAGGGTAGAGCCCCACTCTGCCCTCTTTCTTTTTCTTATTTGGCTCTTACTACATGTGTATTTATAAAAGCCAAAAAAAGTACTCTTTATTATTTATTCGTTATTGATCATCCCGCTGAAGCTTGATATCCAGCTCAATCAACCGTTCCAAGTCGGCAACAGTCTGCATCTTTATATTTCCAGCCTGCAGATCCTTCACCCACTGGGCGATAGCTGCCTTGACGATTTTGCGGTATTGCTCCTTGGATTCGAGGATACCTTCCGCGACTTCGAGTTCATGCTGCATTAAAATTTCATCTTGTGTTCTCATGCGTACCCCTCGGCTTTCCGTGTAAAATGGAATGCGAGATAGCGGCGGTGTCGATAAATGCCGCGCGCGGCGGGCCGCTATCTCAGCCGGGGGATACCCTGGGTGATGGGGAGGACGTTCATGCGTCCTTCTTTTAATTTTGAGCAAAGAAAAACCGCCAATTATTAGGCGGTAGATTTGAATCTCTTATGTCTAAAGTTGTGCTAGTGCCCTCTTATTCCCTTTGTTAGTTATATCTTTTGAACAACTTTTTAAAATGCATTACCATACTAAGCCTGTTGTTCATTGCATAACTTCCTCCACCAGTTTGAACTGGATCATCAGCTCTTCCATCACCACCCTCCCCTTCTGGGGGTCCAGGATTATCATCACCATTAAAAACCTCATACGCTCTTGCGGGGCATGTTTTCGTTAACCTAATTGGTGCAGAACCAAGTATAAATATTTTCACTTTCCCATTAAGGTCTCCTTCAGATACCGCTAGAACGTCTCCAGAGGGAACGTCAACATAATGCGACATTTCAAAACTCGAATACAAACGAACTATGTCTGCATCTGAAGGCCCTATATAGCCAGACAACACTACATATAGCTCTGTTCCAAAATTACTAGATACCTCTTGTAACAATGGATGGACTGTGATATTTGACATGCAATCCTTCAACCTCCAAGTTTTAAAGTTAATACTCGAAAGTAGTATCCGCACTAATTTTCTTTTTAATTCTATAGGGCATAGAAATGATTTTAGACTACAGGATCAGTCCGATGCACCAGCACTACCTCAGTGCCGGTAAATGCCTGATAACGTCTCTTAATGACGTCGCAGAAGACTGGGTCCAGCTCCATGGTTCTGCAGGACCGGTCAAGCTGTTCACAGGTCAACATAGTAGATCCACTGCCGCCAAAGAAATCAGCAATCGTGTCCCCGCGTCGGCTGCTGTTCAGGATGGGAATGGCTAGGAGCTCCAACGGCTTCTGCGTGGGGTGAACGTACTTGGTCACGTCTCCCTTCGAAACCTCCCAGACCGTCTCCGGAAGTGGATCTCCTGCCGGTAAGCCAGCCCGCCATACCGTGGTCTGCGTGCGATCGCCGTACCAGGCCGGGGCCTTGCCTTTCTTGTGGGCATAAAACACCGGTTCATGCTTCCAGCGGTATTGCGCCCAGCCGAAGGTGGCCACGTTCTTAACCCAAACGCACTGACAGCGGACAGTGATGCCAGCAGCATTCATCGCGTCCTCAAATTCCCGCTGATACGAAGATGGATGGAAGACATAGATTGCTGCGGTCGGTTCAATGACCACGGCATACTGTTCAAATACAGCATGCAAAAAGCCCGCGAATTCCTCTGCGGGCATGTCGTCGTTCATTATGCTACTGCGACCATCCCCGGCCAACCGGGAAGAGTCACTTTTCACAGCTACATTATACGGCGGATCAGTCACCACCAGCGCTGCCAACTCCCCATCCATCAGGCAACCGACATCTTCTTCGCTAGTGGAATCCCCACACATCAATCGATGTGGGCCAAGCTGCCAAATATCACCCCGTTGTGTCTCAGGCTCACGGATATTGTCCAATGCACCTTGAACGTCAAAATCATCCTCAACGACTGGAACTTCAATCTCCGTATCTGGAACAGTACCAAACTCTGCGATCAGATCCTCGAATTCCTCCTGATCAAAGCCTGACAGTGTTAAATCTGCCCCGCTTTCCTGCAGCTCGTCCAACAACCTTCCCAAAGCTTCGTCATCCCAGCGTCCAGAAACCTTGTTCAAGGCGATATTCAGGAGCCGCTCCTGCTGATCGTCCAGATCCACCACAGAAACTTGCAGCTCAGTGTGGCCCAGCTCGTTGACCATAATCTTGTATCGTTGATGACCGCCGACCATATGCCCTGTGCGTTCATTCCAGACAATCGGCTCAACATAACCGAATTCCTCTATGCTGCGGCGAAGCTTCTCATATTCAACATCCCCGGGCTGAAGATCAACACGGGGGTTATAGGCTGCTGCATTAATCTGATCGATTGGCACGATTCTGATGTTCATATATTGTACCTCCAGTAGCTTTATGGAAACAAAAAAAGCACCTATTGGTGCCTTTATAGTGTAATATTCAAATTTTTAAACCCTTTCTTGTCCATTTAAAGCAGACATTTTTTGAACGGCTTGTTCATCTTGCATAAACTTAAATAGTTCCGCTTCTTTATTTGCCATTGCTATTTGTAATGCTGCATTTGTTTCGCTAGAAATGACAGATTTTGAAGTAATCAATGAATTAACCAATTTCGTTAATGGTTCTCCAATAGCTTGTCTAAAATTGAAACCTAGTAATTGAGCTATGCTGAATAATTCTTTTGAAAGTAGGGGTTTCATCATTTGAAGTGTTTCACGCATTTTATCGGCGTCTTCCCCGGAGTTTCTTTCGATCAGTTCTTCCAAAAGTGGAAATATATTTTGAGTAATATAATCAATTTCTGCATCAGATATTTTTTGTGTTATAAGAACTTCTTGATAAGCCTGAACTGCTTGAATAAGTTGATTTCTATCTGAGATAAGTTCATTAATTATCTCTTCTAAACTGTTAATTGTTTTATCTTTATCTTTTGAAGCTCTAGCAGCATCTATTCTTGAAGTAATTCCTTGAGCGGTATCCTTAATCAGTCCCCCTAATAGGCTAGCCCCTGCTTTTACTACCTCATTATGAACTCCTTCAAATTCCATTCCCATCTACCTTCAATCCTCCATCCATTTTTTGTATCTTAAACTCCAGTATCAGACAAGAAGGTGGATAGGTCAAGGCCATGTTTGTGTTGAGTTGGTTTCCACGTAGGGGTCACCTTCATATCCGTGCGTACGCTCACTCAGACGCTGTTCTCCGCTCGTCTATGGAATGATTCCTGTATTCACGCAATCAATTAGACGGGCTTAGAACGGCTCACATTCTGTCATATGAAGGCAAAAGAAAAAGCACCCCGAAGGATGCCTATTCAATCACCTGGAAAACTATTTCCCAAACTGGTTTTTCTGGGTCGAACAACGAAAAATTCTTTTGTATAATTCGTGTCTTAACTGAACTCCTGCTGTTACTCCCATGACTACGTGGATATGTAACAATATCTGAGTTTAGCAAAGCTGTTACTTGAGCTTCATTCAAATCATACGTTCTACTGCTGTACTCATCAAAACTTCCATCTGCTTCTTGAAGATTTGCATTAACTTTTACCATGACTCTTGCAACTCCCTTCGCCTAGGATCCGATTGCACTTTTGATATATGCTCCTATAACACCGCCTATTATTGCGGAAAGTGCTATTTTAGTTAAATCCCAATAAATTTGCCACTGTCGTTCACTGAGCTTCCGTTCGAGAATCAACAGCTTCAGTTCCACTGATGACTTAGTGTCATCAATTTCTTTATTAATAACTTTGATGATCTCCGGACTTGCGAATTTAGTGAAGATGTTCAAACTTGTCAAATGTCTCTCATGCTCCTTAAATTCAGACAGAATAAACTCATTGAGTTTAACCCGAAGAGCAGATATATCTTTTTTTCTAACTTTTGTCTGAGAAATTTCCTGAATTAAGTATATTAATTCTTTCTTTAACTCCTCAGTTAAAATGGCAAATGTACTTGTGATCGCAAACGTACTTCTTAGGACATTGTTACTTGCAAGATCAGCGATTTTTTGACTTGGTGCAATCTTGATCCTGCCGGCTATAGATTCTAATGAATAATCTATAACATCACTAATTTTCAAAGCACTCCCCCCCAGTCTCTTATAATTCGACATCAGGGAAGATTTCCCTTCCTAACACAAGGTTGTCTACTACAGAACTGTTTCACTCCATCCCATCTGCCCCATACACAACCTTTGCATTTTTCCGGCTGCTTGTTGGGTCTTGCCCGTTTCCTTTTACGTCTTCTGCTGCTAATCATATAAAGCTCCAATAAAAAAAGCCGATCCATGAAGGAACGACTTTAAAATGTGATATGTATGATGTTGGTGTTGCGTCCTAAAAGCATGCGCCCGAAACGGTCGCCGCAAATGCGCTGCGCTCTTTGCTTTAAATGCATACGTACTATGTAACTATAGAGGAAGAACAAGACCATTTTACTGATGATGCGAAATCTGGGTCAAGAATCAGAAAACGGGTGAGCCCTGATCATGCAGAACAAACCCGTCAATTCCTTTCAATTCCTCGCTAAATCGCATTTACTCCAAAATGTTCTCGGCAACTACGATGAAAACAGAAAAGGCGGGAAGAGGAACGCCCCGGTCTAATGCTGCATTATGCAGCCGTGCGTATCATTCGCGCCTTTTTCTATGCTCCTAATGTATCATGGGAATCGCATCATGTGGTGCTCAACTTAGGGTCAATCTGAGTTCAGGCTGTGTTCACTTTAACTTCATAAATCATGCATGGTTCGCTCTCCATTTGAAGATTCATTCATCACTTGTTGACATTAATTACTCTTCTAGCCAATAGAAATGTTTTATTCCAATGAGGCTTATTAATGCTTGTCAGGAATACATTTGATGTTGGGATACAGTGGATCATTTTCTGCTTACCAACATAAATGCCAACATGGCCTACGATGTCGTTCGTAGGATGTTTATCTGGCACGTAAAAGAACATGAGATCTCCAACTTGAAGATCATCTTTCTCAACTTCAATGCCTTGTTGTGATTGCTTCAGGGTAGTTCGGGGAAGAGAAATGCCGTATTTAGCGTATACCTTTTGTGTGAAAGATGAACAATCAAATTTTATAAGCGATGAGTGATTTTTAAACTGCATACCAACAAATCGTTTAGCGTATCGAACTATTTTATTTGAAATGGACAACTTCAATCTAACCATTTCGTATAGGTGCTAACTGGTACGTTAGGGGTTTTATCCCGATTATCTCTCATAATGCACATGCTTGCTTCTCCAGCCATGTAAGAAGTGTATTTACCTGCAGGGTGACGATATCCCTCTCGGTGAAGCCAGGCATGCAGGAGAGATCCGGCAAGAAATTGATTTGATACACTAGTTTTACTAAGATCACTTGCATTAATAGTAACTGAAAGCGAAGCAGTTTCAGGGTTCGATGCATTCACAGCCTTAATCGTGGAATTGACTGATTCTTGATACATGATGTAGGCTTTAGACGCTATCCCAAATCCATTGGCAACTATCATTTCTGTTAAACCATCCATTTGAACACCAGCGGCAGCATATCCATTTGCAAGTTTCTCTTCGAACCATACAGGACCTAAGTTGAAACGCGCATATTTATCAACGCAAATTTCATAGGCTGATTGTTCTCCCTGGTTTCTCGCTCTAAAATGTTCATCCCATTCTGCAAGGATAATACCTATCATCTGCCTTATCCGGGTTACTTGTGTAGTGGTAAACCGTGCATCTACATAAAACGTCATTGAAGGCGGCAGTACACCCTCTACAGGAGCTTGTGGAACCGCTACTTGGATAGTCTTGTATGTCGCAGTTACCTTTACTTTTTTCTTTGATGTGATCGGAACTGCCAACCGCCGTGTTTTCTTTTTCATGAATAGATCATTCCTTTGGTTTTTAACAAGATATGCGTGTATATGTTTGACCAATTCCATGTTAGTCAACTAGGCTTTCTTTTGCCTCTTCCTCAAAACTCCGCATTGTCCTGCTCAAAGAATCCCATAAGCTTTAGGGTGTTGGCCATGCTCTCAGTGCCTTCCAGTAATCTACGACGGATCGTACTGCTACTGAGACCATGCCGAAAGAACAATAAAGTCTCTTTATGCGAGTACCCTTGAATATAACGGTAGTCTATTGCTTGTTTAGTCTCATTTTCCTTAATCAGTGCGCAGGCCCTGCGAAGTTGGTTCGTGTAAAACTGATATCTTTTATATACCCAGCGTTGCTTTTCAATCAGAATTGTAGCGTTAGCCGTTTTGTCCGCATGCAGATCCGTTTGATCAATGCGGCGAGCTGCTTCGCCTTCAATCGTTATTTGTTGCATATCCTGCTCAAATTGCTCAAAGTCTCTCATCAAGGAGACCATATCTGTATATTTATCGAGCAGGAACTTTGTCCGCTGGATTTCCTGTTTAGATGCTTTTGCAAAGAGTTCCCCTTGTCCCCATGCCATCGCCATTCCCCTCATTCCCCTTTATCCTGTGATATACTAATAAGAGGAATGAGGAAATAACATCCACTACATCCCCCGCCTGGCCGCCAAGCTTGCGGGGGATATTTATTATTCCGGAATCACTTCGCTACAAAATTCATCCCATTCAGCTTCGCAGTCTTCAGCACTCCAGCCACTTACCAAGTCCTCCGGAAAACCGTATTCCAACAACAATGCTCTATGATCTCTTTGCAAACCTACCACTCACCCCCGCGTTTATAGTACCTACTGTTGCCGTTATGCTGTTGTGGAGCAGTTACAGCCTTCTGCCGCTTTCTGGTCTTTCGGGTGGGTGCTCAGCGCCGATGTCCTTCAGATGTCTCCACGTTTCCATCTTCAAGCTTCTATAATCCATGTGCAAATTTTTTCCGTATGAATGCCTTCCTACGGATCCGGTTATCTTGAGATGCGGCCCCTAATTCTTTGATAATCCAACTGCATTACCTCAGGTGAAATGGGCCTAATTTTTATATGTTATGTTTACTAGGTACGAATTACTTGAACTATCAATCTCTTAAAAACAGGCTCACAAAATGCCTCTGGATTGAGTACTCTATTAAAAAAAGGAGTGCTTGCCATGACAATTCGTGCGCTTGATATGCGAGTTTCCGAACATAACTCTGGTACAGGTGGTAATATTGAATACGTCTTTGTAACCCCAATATTAATAGGTGATTTGGGTATTCAGACTTCTTCAGTAAGCCCTGACTTAAACAGTGTAAGGGTATGGCTATCAGGTTCTGTAACATTCTATAAAGCACTAGATTCACCCGATGATACCGATGTTACTGTTGTTATCGAAAGAAACGGAAATGGAACTTTAGGATCAGGTACACGCATTTATCAATCAGTTGTTAGACCAGGTCCTATAGATGGTACGGCTTCAACGATCTCTATAACTGCAGCAGATCTCCCCAATATTCAAGCATTAATAACTGGCCAAATTCGATATAGTCTTTTTATTTATTCTAATTTGGAAGTAGGCCAACCTGGAGTATGGATGGTAAATGCAGGATTTAATGGAATAGCTTTTTCAGGTTAACATCTGATTAATGCAGATAGTATCCCCGGCCAACCATTGACTGGGGATGCTGCTATGTGGAGGGTTACGCTACCCCGTTGCCTACCATTTTCTCCTTAACACGTTCCTTATACTTGGTTAACTTGCTGCTAAGTTGACCAGACGTTAGGCCCACGCTATTTGCAATTTCCCGCCATGTGACCCCTTGGTCCCGCTTCTGTTCAAAGAGATTAGGGAAATCAAGTGGCATGTCAGGGAATGTAGGACGTTCAGTGATGATGTACTGTTCAAGCGCATCCTTGTCCACCTCACCAGAAGCCCCTTCTGCATCACTTGCAGGTGGATCTTGCTTCACTTCCTGCTGTTGATCCGCTGGCGGCTCCGGTTCACCTTCTCCACCTTCAGAAGTAAAGTCCATCTCCTTCGATCCGGACTGATCATCTCCACCTTCCTTCATCCAGTCAGGGATGTCATCGTTATCACCGTATGGATCATTTGGATCGCTACCCGGATCATCGCCGCCCGTAGGTGGAACAGTTGGCTGTTCGTTCCCATCCTCCGATTCTTGACCATCTCCGGTCGGTTCCTGTGGCTGAATCGGCTCACCGTCTGGTCCAAACATTTGAGCTTGGTTCTCGTCCTGTTGAGGTTCATTCCCTGTCTTCTCAATCTGCGTCACTACACCAGATTGATCAGTCGTTACGCGGTGACCATTCCATTTGCGGTACATATCGTCCTGGTCCTCGAAGTTAAAAGAAGCTTGCGGATCTCCAAGGTGCACTAACACGTCCTCGCCTTGGCTGTTGCTCAGGAATTCCAGAAACGGTACCGCTGATTTCAAAGGAATCAGAAGTTTTACTTCAACTTCAGAACCGATTTTGATACCCTTTGCTACCTCTGCTGTAAATTTGGCGAATTCGATTGTCATATTGTTCACTTTCCTCTCTTGGTTTTGGTTTTAGATGTGGTTGTTTTTTTAGGTGGATGCAGCAGATTGTGAATTACTTCCTGCTGTGGTTTCGTCAGTTGAATCGGCTGGTGTATGGCCCGAACGATTTGAGCCAAAACAAACGCGTCTCGGACGTTATCGCTTTCGTGTTCGAATCCCCAACGTTTGAAGATTGGGAGAATTAGATCTTCTTTGCTTCCTTTACCGACTCCAGTAGCAAATTTCTTTAGTGAGTTCGGGGCCACTTCAATGTACTTTTGCTTGCGATGGTATAGCCCGATACGGATTGCCCAGCCAATCGCGTATTGTTGCCCAACAAATGACCCTGTTGATTGAAATGAAAAGTTCTCTATGGCCACGACGTCCGCTCTTTCTATCAGCCTCAATGTCCGGACAACAACGTCGTTAATGCGCCCCGGTTCTTCCTCCCCTTGGCCTTGTATCTCAATATTCTTTAAGACATTTCCGGCAGCGTCCAGAATCACGACGCCTGTCTTTGTACTTGGATCGATTCCCACATAACGGGTATTCATTTGGCTTTCCGCCCCTTCGTGTTTTGCTTACGCCGCTGATTTGCCGGCAGCATGTCCCGCCGAATGACAAAAACTTCGGCCATCTTACGGCCATCGTCACCGCGCACGGCATAACTCAAATGTGTCTGATGGTGCGGATCAATCAACTTTCGCATGTTGCGCCTCCAGTTCCGGCCATTCGCCAGCAATTGCATCAAACTCAACGATCCCTTCACGGAGTTCAGTTTGATCAATTCCCTCGAATTCTGCCTGCAGCTCGTCCTGATCGGGCACTTCTCCCGTCCGGAGAAAGCGGTGCTTCATGTATTCGTATATCGACCATCTATTCCAAGGATTATCCATCATGCTCCCCGCCGGATCGTACGTGCTTTGCCAGAAAAGCGATGAACTATCACCATCATGGATGGCAGATCCCGTTCAACTAGCCAGTTGTCAGCGTTCAGGCCGTTCACCTTGATCTCCATCTTCTGCCGCTTTGTCGGCCGTTTACCTTGTTTCATGCCCGTTCCTCCTTATGCATACTGGCGCTTCTCTATATCTTTGGGCGGTGGTGGCGTAGGCCCGAATGAATCGTTATGAGTGCGTTGATAATTAACGAATTTATTGAACTGTTTCAAGAAGACCAGTTCAACGGTACCAACGGGACCATTACGCTGTTTGCCGATGATGATCTCGATGATGTTCTTCTTCTCCGATTCCTGGTTGTAGTAGTCGTCCCGGTACAAGAACGATACGATATCGGCATCTTGCTCGATCGAACCCGATTCCCTCAAGTCAGACATCATCGGACGTTTGTCCTGGCGTTGTTCTACTGCCCGACTAAGTTGCGACAAAGCAACAATAGGTGCATCCATTTCTTTGGCTAACTGTTTCAATGTCCGAGAAATAAGGGAAACTTCCTGCTGCCGATTCTCACCAGCTTTAGAACGTCCGGTCACCTCAATCAGCTGTAGGTAATCGATGACGATCAGCCCGAGCCCCTTTTCCTTTTTGAGCCTGCGGCACTTGGAACAAATGTCTTGAACCGTTATGCCTGGCGAATCATCGATGAAAATATTGGTTGCGCCCAATGTGCCAACCGCATCTGCAAGGGTCGTCCAGTCATCATCCACCAAATCCCCACTCTTCATCACACTGGCATTCAGGTTGCCTTCTGCACTGACCATCCTTTGCACCAACTGACCCGCTGACATTTCCAAACTGAAAATCGCTACAGTCTCATCCGTTTTAATGGCCACATTCTGTGCGAGGTTGAGTGCAAAAGCAGTCTTACCAACGGATGGCCGAGCTGCGACGATAATGAGATCCGTCTTTTGGAGACCACCTGTGATGCCGTCCAGGTCAGCGAAACCTGTCTGTAAGCCAGTGACAATACCATTTTTCAAGTTGGTTGCCTTGGTTTCAGTCGTTTCCACGAATTCGACCAACACTGATTGAATCGGCTTGAAGTCTTGTTCTGGTGCCGCTCGATCCGCCAGTTTGGTATTAGCTTGTTGAGCACTCGCGAGAAGTTGCGGAACTTCAGTGCCAGCCATAGCCTGTTCAATCTGCAACATGCTCGTCCGGATAAAATCACGTCGTATAGCCGCATCCTGCAACTGGTGAATGTACATGTCGTAATGAGTAACATTGGCTTGCTTCGGAACAGAACCCGCTAGATCGGAAAGATAAACTACCCCACCAACATCTTCTAATTCGTTCTTCTCTTTCAACCGCCCCATAACCGTAATCAGATCTACAGGGTTATGATTCTCTACCAGCTCTACAAGAGCTTGATATATCAAACGATGCTTTGCGCTGAAGAAAGTGTCCAAATCCAGTCTTGTTACAATTTCTTCTGCCATTTCAATATCAATCAAAGCCCCACCTAATACTGCTTGTTCAATTTCAAGGCTATGAGGTAAATCAGGTGTTCCGAAGTTTTGCAAGTAACTCATCCTTCCATCCAGGCGGCGGTAACGTAGCTTTTGCCCGGTTTGCTTCTCGTTGGTCCAGATAAGCCCTGGTAACTTCCAGTTCACGTTCACGCGCTGACTGATCAGCGGCGAATCCCCGTATCTCAGAGATCTTGGGGTAAAAACTGTTTGTCTCGATGTGCCGTTCAACGTTTTGTACAGCCGTATCAAAAGGGAAATCTTTCAGCGCCTTGAGATGGCGATCCACGTTCTCGTCACTGTCATCAAAATTCGGATATTCATCGGTTATCACAACGAACAACCTAAGGACATCAGCTCTTTCCACGGGCTTCCTCCTCTCTCAGTCTTTGCTTAAGACTCTCTCTCTTTTGTTGTTGACGGCTTAATCTGCGGGGCTGAGTAGCTGCTGGCGGTTCTGACTTTGGAACAACATAATGTCTAACAGGCTGCTGTTCCGTTGCTTGTTGGATTTTCCAAGCTTCCTCGATCCCTTCCAGGTAGTACAAAAAACTCTTGGGAAGCTTGAATGTGTTTCCCTCACGAATGCGTTTTGCCTCAAGCAGGCTTGCCATAGTTCGGATGGTAAAAGGGCTAGGCGTACCTCCGGCGACCATCTTACCCATGGCTAAACGTTCTTTTGGAGAAACGTTAAAATCCAATTTGTTATGCATCTCGCAATAAGCATTTAATATTTCAATCATTCCACCGCTTCCATCATCGCGATGAACAGGATTCAAAATGTCATCCCACGATTCCGGATTATTAGCAGTAGTAACAGTAGTAGTAGTAGTAATATCTTTTAGATCGGACAGTTTTGTCCGATCACTACCCAAATCTGCCGTGTGATCGGACATTTCTGTCTGATCACTTGGTGACTGATCGGACAATATTGTCTTATCGCCGTGATTGTGATCGGACACTTTTGTCTGTTCACTTTCGACTGATCGGACATTTTTGTCTGATCTCTTTTTGGAGTTTCGAACCTTCAGGATCAACCCTCTTGGTGCCCTGGTCACATTGATGTAATGATGCTGTTCCAATGCATCCAGCCAACGACTGACGGTTTTGTCATTGACTCCGAAATAACCGGCTATCTCAGACAGCTTCATTGGCTTGCCACCTAGGACAATGCCCCAGACAGTTCCCTCCTTCTCCTGCTCCATTGTTGTGGAGCTGATGCACCAGAGGAAAAGCCATATCGCGTTGCCTATGTTCTTGTAGTGGTCTGGCTCCAAGATGCCGGAGTAGATCGGAAACGGGTAACTGCCTTCTGGCATGCCGTTCATCCCCTTGTTTTATCGCTTAACATTTACGGCGTGGACTTGAACACCAAAACGGCCATTCACTCCGTGTTCTTCCAGCATCCCCGCTTGGACACCTCTGCCAAATTCGCTAATCAAATCATTGATGACTGTAGGCATTTCATTGGGGTCCGACATAACTGCAGCCTGAGCCCCAATGGAGAATGCCAAAGCTTTAAAATGAGAATCGATTGCTCCAGGCCCTCTCTTAGTCGCTTCTTGTAACAGTAAATTCATTTGAGTATAAACATTTTGGTTGCTCACTTCGGTTGCCCCTTCCCTAATCCCTTACGAATCTGATCTTGTACCTTTGCCCAAGCATCTTCATAAGCGACGCTCGGATCATCATCGTTATGTAACTCCATAACGATATTCGCTTCAACCTTAAGGCTTTGAAAATTGCCAAGATTTTTTGTAAATGAAGCACCGACAGATATTTGTACCACCTTGGGCATCCTTAGTGCCCCCTTCTGTGTTGTAAGAATACATGCGGATACTTGACCCGCTTTACTTCCCATTCCGGGTACCCGCGTTCAAAATACGCAATAGTTTCACGTTGAAAGGCTGCCTTGTCAGTATCGAACAACTTCCAAATCCGTTCCCCCATCATGCTCTTCAGGAACGGCTTGCCTGACAGATCGTTCATATCGATCACCTACCCGCTACATATACCTGTTTGCCTGTGAGAGCCATAATCTCGCGTTTGAAAAGTGCTTCGTCGCTGTTGTTGTCCGACAAGTGAAGTAAGTGAATCTCTTGCACCCGCCGCATGTCATTAGCTCGGATGAATTCCTTCACGTTCTCGAGCGAGAAGTGTGATCGGAGCAGCCGATGCTTCATCACCGCCGGCACATGGCCAGCGGCAATATTTTGATTGAGTATTTTGATTGAATAATTGCATTCCACCATGATGTGGGTCAGACCCGTGAAACGATGTTTGATGTAATAGGTATCAGTTGCAAACAGAAGCTTGTCCCCTGCTGTATTAGCCAAGAGGAACCCCAAAGGCTCCGCTGCGTCATGCTGTGTATCAAAAGGTAGAATCGACCAGGTACCAATGATGAATGGTTCCAGGGCAGAAACTGGCCGCACACGATGGCCATCAATGCGTAATGCATTGGCTGTACCCTTGCTGGTGTATATGTCCACTCCTGCCTTGATCAGATCCTTGACAGCGATGCTATGGTCGCCATGTTCATGAGTTACGAGACATCCGAACAATGAAGACACCTGAAATGTAAGGCCGCGCTGAATGTCCTTATAGCGCAGCCCTGCATCCAACAGGAGCGGGGTTTTGCCATCCGTAATTCGGTAGGCGTTACCCGCGCTGCTGGAGCCAATAGAAGTAATCTCAATCATCAGAAGTCGGGACCGCTACCACTGGTAGGCTTTTCATCCCCGAAATTCATTTCCCGTGGTTCCTCATGTTGATCATGTTCGGGTTGAAGGTCGTTCTCTTCATTTGGTTGCCCTGGCTGTGGTGAAATATCAATCGGCTCTGTATTGGCATGTTCAGCGATTTCGCGTTGAACCTCGCTGTACGATTCGTCTGTTGCTTCGGTGTATGACATTTCAACCAACGCATTACCGAAGTCCTTAGGAATCTTCTTCACGACGTTGTTCCGCATCTTACGGATGATCATCGATTCACGACTTTGAGGTTCAGTCCAGGCTGGACTAATGTATTGTTGAAGTTCCGCATCGTCTAATGCTGCCATTCCTGCAGCTTTCGCTTTGTTGAGGATTTCCGATTTCTTAGCAGCTATCGCTTTCCTTTGGTCGGTGGTTGCCTTGTATCGATCAGCACAGACGCCAAACGTCTCGTTCATCATGTTGTTACTCATGTGTGCGACAAGATTCCGGACAACATCCTCCCTTTCAGCGATGTGAAACTCAATGGTTCCATCCTTCTTCATGATAGGATATACAACCCTCACCACATCACCCTTGCCCTTAGGGCGCCACGTTGGCGGCACAACCTCAAATCCGGTGTATTCCGGATAAGTGAAATCGTCACCTTCCCGTACAAGCCAGAACTGTCCAACCTTCTTTACATCACGTCCATAACGGGCGAGGATGGCATCGTTGCCGTCACCCTCAATGCCCATCTCAACTTGTTTTTTCCATGTGGTTACATCCTTGCCATCAACCTTCTTCTTGACGGAGACGTTCCGAGTTTGGAAGTAAACCTCCCGAGGGCTTGCCGCGGCATTCAGTTTGAGAGAAGCCACCTGCAGCAAGATTTGAGTAATATTGCTCTTATCAAGATCACTGTCATTCCAGCTGATCCCTTTAGAATCCAAGGAATTGTTAATCGCTGAAATGGCATTTAGTACACATGATTTTGCGTATTCGTCCATCTTCACGCCATTCCCGATGAGTTGACGCTCGATCATCGGGAAATAGTTGTCGTTTACCTTTGAAAGTGTTGTCGAAAAGTCGCTCAATTAAATCGCCTCCTGGATGTCGTTATGCTCCAAACGGAGCTTCTTGTTTCTATCGCTCCAAGCAGCTTCAGCATCTTCATAACTGCCATGTTGCTTAGCAAGCTCTTTTTGTGCCTCTTTTGGCAAACTACGGAACGTTGGTGGAACAACCAAACGAATCATTTGGGCATCCGTATCAATCAATTGTGTTACTGCCTCAGCGTTATCCACGAATATCGGTGCTGAGAATCCGTAATGCTGTCCAAGTGTATTGATGATGTCCAAGCCAACATTAATCCGAGCAGCGTTGTTCAAACCGCCTTCATAAGGCACACCGTTGAACAATGTCTTGCAGACGTCCTTCAACCCACCATTGACTTGCTCTTCGAACAAACGGAACCGTGCATATTTGAATTTGCTGTTGATTTTGGATTCAAGCATCGAAACCTTGGTACGGGTGAATTCTTCTGTCAGGAACAATTCGTGTTCCAATTTCTCAAATTCTGCGGCCAATATGCGCTCTTGTTGCTCCAGCTCAGTGATTCGTACTTTAGTCGCTGCTACTGTTGCCAGCTTCGCTTTGTCCGCTTCCAGGTCGTCAACCTGACCGCGAAGGATTCGGATCTCAGCTTGTACTTTGCCCATAGCATCAGCAGCAGAAGAACGAAGCTGTTCGATCTCAGCACGAACTTGTTCACCTTCTCGCTGTTTGGATTGATACTTAGTATTGTCTGATGGATCAGCAATGTTGGTTTGTAAGGTCTGCAAAGTTGCTTCGGCTGCCGTAACTTCGGCTGCCTTTGAAGCAACTTCCTCCTGCAGATTGTTCAACTCGCCTTCAAGTGTTTTCAATGCCTTTTCCAGTTCATTTTTCTCTGCTGCAGCAAGCTTACCGTCAGCACTAATTGCTTCAAGGCGCTTGGACTTGTCCAGATTAAATGTTTCCAGCGCTTTGTCCTGTGCTGCCTGCATTTGATCCTCAGGAAGTGCTTGTCCACAAGTAGGGCAATTGGCATCATGCTGATGCTCGTGCACCGGATATTGAAGGCTATCAAGAGATGTCCATTCTGCCCGCAGCCTTTTAACTTGGCTATCAGCACGATTGATCTGTCCTTTATAACGTTCTGCCTCACGTTGTCCCGCGTTTAACCGGGATTGTAGTTCAGAAGCTTCACCACGTAATTGCGACAGCCTTGCTTGTTGCCCGTTTACTGCTTGTAGACCATCCGCCTGAATCACTTGCTTAATTCCTGCCAGCTCCGCATTAATCTCACGCAAGCGGATCTCCTTGGAAGATAACTCACCACCAGACTGAATCCGTTGAAGCTCGGCCGTCTTGGCATCCACCCTGCCGCGCATCGTTTCGATGTCCTCTTGCAACAACTCAGCGTCCAAGTCAGACACATCTGGCATACTGCGGCGGGCTTCATCGATGCGAACCGGAATCTTATCTAGTTCCTTATTGATCTCAGTCCGACGAGCTGCGATCACCTTGCGGTGATCCTCAAGGCTTCGATCTCCAAGAATGTCAGCCAATGGCGCGAGTTGCTTGCTGCTTGCAATGATTTCGGCATCCGTCATTTCCCCACACACTTCCAAAAGCACTTTGCGGCGCGCATCCGGTTTAAGGATCTCGTTAAAGTAGGCAGGATTAGTGAGAAGTTTGAAAACATCCTCATTAATCAGTGCATCCACCTCAGCTTTGTACTGTCCTTGCTTAACCGGCACGCCATCAACGTAATAATCTGTTGTATGACCACCAAATTCTGCCGCCGCTTGCCCCCGCTTACGCGTCCATTTCTCGGCAAACACCTTTTTGAAAGAACGACGACGACGGTCAACCATCAGGATTGCTTCAACCTCATGTTGCAGGCCGTGTTCAGCAACTTTCCCAGCTTCGTCCAGAGCTTTGATTTCAAAGTCCGTACGATTTTGGCTGTCTTTACCCAACAGCGTCCATACAAACCCATCGAACAACGTTGTCTTACCAGTGGCGTTGTCGCCGTAAGCAGAAATACTGCGACCGTCAGCTTCCAATACAAAATCCCGTAACCCTTTAAAATTGCGAAGGATCAGGGAAATCAATGTAATTTGTCTCATGCGCTCTTCTCCTTTGATTTAAAGTGCTGGCTGATTGCATCCGCTACAGCCGCAAGTTGATCGTCATCGGCCATCAGTTCAACGGAACCAAATGTACCCGAGACGGAAAGTATTGCTGGCGTGTAGTGCATCGCTGGCTTAACAGCAGCGTCAATGGTCTGAGCGGATAAGTCGACAGTAATAGCAGTCGTTTTACTCATAACGTCCTCCTTGTTTGGAACGGCCACCCATGGTAAGATGACCGTGTATCCATATTTAATTTTCAATGTTCTGAGATAGCCCGCTGCAACGGGCTATTTTTCGTTTTCGGCGCTTAGCTGATCCATTGTTTCCTTTAACCCGTTCAACTCAACTTCCATTTCCTCAGCCTTGTCACGAACTTCCTCAAGGTTAGAAATCAAGTCACCAAGTTCTCCATCCGTAAATTCAGATAATCTACGAAGGATGTAAGGCGTATTGTTTATAGCGTCATTAGTGTCATCCTTCAAACTGTTTAAGAGATTCAGCATCTTATCAAACGATTCTTGAATGCTCATTTTCTTGTGTCCTCCTTTCATATGTATTGGTGGCAAAGTACCACCGCGAGAGCCGCCATTTTCCCAACCAATCGACCCAGTGAGCCGTCAATCGAACTCCTCAGGCGGTTACGTGGCTAATGGCGTGAACCAGACTTTTGTCTTGAACCTTTTGTAGAGGGAGCCAACAAAGTCTAAAAATGTAACCCTCGCGCTAATACTCTGTGATGCGTCAGCCGCATCTTCCGACGCCGTACGGGAGTTGGTTATGAAACCGTCCGACGCCGGAAGACAAGGCCGACATGGGCCTGTCCATATCTCGTTACAGTTAAATCTGATCGATTGCCGCTACAGCTTGCGCTACGTACTCATCAGGTAGTTCCCGAAGGCTTGCAGCAGCGTTCTGCCAGCGGTGAAAGATCATTTCCCGTTCTTGCCAAATGGATTCAAACTCCTTCCCCTGAATCGATCCATTAAAGGATGTCACTGCTGCCGTGTTTTCGCGGAGGGCCTTAGCACACTCCGTATAATTAATGATGATTTGGATGTATAATTGATCTTTCATACCGATTCCCCCTTGCGCTTTGACTCGGGAGACGATAAAATAAGCAGCACAAGAGACTTTAGTCGAGTTCTCAAACCAAGCGTTCGGCCCGCCAGCCGGACGTTTTTTATTTCCACATCTGCGAATCGAATCATCCGATTCAAGTAATCCTCTGCATTCTCCATTTGCCCAGGCAACATTCTTTCAGGCTGCTTCCGGATTACTTCCAAATTGTGCTTCGAATTCTTCCCAGCCTGCAGCGCTTCGTATGCCAACTGTTCACGAGTCATTCAATCAACCTCACTTCATATATTTTTTTGCCTTCAGATCCGCTCGATGTTCTTTCCAGGTAGCGAACCAGCTGAAGGAATACTCCTTGCACAGCACTGCAGCGAAATGCGTTAGTGCAGTGATCGCTTCGACTGTTTCCATAAGCAGCCGTTTCATGATCAATCGATCTGATTCTGTGAGCTGGTCGCCCGTTTTATTAATCGGTGCCTCGGATGATAAAGCCAGGACTTCCTTTACTTCTTCCACGGTCTTGAACAAAACTGATGCTCTATGTAAATCCACGTTGTCCAGCCAGGGAGCAAAAGCACCGCCAGTGACTTCCCCGGCTGCTGCGATGTAAAGTTGGCCATCATCGTAATGTTCGACTGCACCCCTCATTAGCTCTTTTGAAGGCTTTCTAGTGCCTTTGATCACTTTTCCAATCTGTGAGCCATCCATGTGCACTGCTTCTCCTGCTTTTGCCAGAGTATCGCCAGTGCGTTTGAGAACTTCGCCCAACGCACTGGGAAAATGTCCAATTGTCATACTTGTTATGTCTCCTTTGTCCGATTTAGTTAGATGAATTTGGACAGAGGGCTGATGTAATATTGTGTTGTAAGGTCTTCCCCCAATCCCCTTCATCGTCCGCCGGCAGCCGGTACAGCTCCGGCGGTTTTTCTTATATGCTCAAGGTGAGCGTGGGTTGTTTCCTTCAATGTGTTTAATTCGTCAAACGTAATGTCTTCCGGATTGTCCGTATGGCGACCGTTATATAACGTTTGCTGGAGAGCTTCATCCGGCTCCATACCTTTTAGTAAAACTCGAATAGCTGCTCCTGCGGCGCATGCTGCTGGCGAGGTATTCCGGTACCAATGTAGTGACATTAGGCAACGCCTCCCCGCTGCTCCCAATATCCTTTGGCGTTGGCCTTGACCCACTCTGTGTGATCGTCAATCCAAGCCATGAGTGAATGAAACGGTACCCTTGGATGACCAAACTCTCTGATCACTGGGAAGTCCTCTCTGTTAAGTAGTTCAGCTGCTTTTGTAGCACCGATCTTCAGGAACTCCATTAGCTGCTTCTTATCCATCAAGGTTGGATGCGTTTGGGAAGAAGCAAACGGTGATTGCTCAATTGCCTTTTGTACAGCAGACATAATCATCTGTTCCAGTTCGGTCGGATTGACTTCAATTTTGAACATGCTGTGAGCCTCCTTTGTTCCGTTTAGACAACTTCTTTTCTACTATTATCGTTGTCATTTTGTTCTTTAAAGGAACATTTATCGTCAAAAAAATGTTCCCATGGAAAACACAATACCTTTGCGATTGATTTTGCAGCTTTGACAGATGGTGTTTTAGTTCCATTTTCAATATTAGTATAGTAACTGCGAGATATTCCTGCCTCATCAGCAACTACAACTTGAGTTTTATCTGCAGAATCACGAAACTCTTTGAGCCAAATTCTCATTGTGCTCACCTCCTGTAATGTTCCTTTAAGTAACTTTATAATCGAATTATATGTTACTAAAAGGAACAAGTCAAGGGTTTGTTATACTATTAGGAACATTTCTTTAAAGTTTCTTAAAGGAACATTATAATAAGTGTATCCTCAACGAAGTTGGTGTCTAATATGGAAAAGATCTTCTCTAAACGGCTAAAATCTGAAAGAGAACGTAAAAAGGCTTCTGAATCTAAGTGGACCCAAGGGTATGTCGCCGATATTATTGGAGTAGCCCGTACAACATACACGGCTTACGAGAATGGAACCAAAGAACCACCATTGGATACATTGAACAAGATCGCTGACCTTTTTGAAGTCTCTTTAGATTACTTGCAAGGACGGTCGATTTCTCGTCTTCCAGCAGGTGGTAGTGCGTACATGGATGGCGGTAAAGGTTGGACGGATGAAGAAAAAGAAGTAGCGAATGCAGCAATTCAAGCTTGGAGAGAAATGAAGAAAAAGCAACAGGAGCAGCAGGACAAATAGAATTACGACAATAGAATTTAAGAGGTGAGATTTTGCAAAGCCTATTCGTTTTAATGTTTTTATTAGGTTTAATTGCCCTTACCGTATTTCTCTTTCTTGGAGTCTCAGCAGTCAAAAAGCAAAATGGTAAGGCTAAGAAACATTTTATTCTCACTGGAGCATTTATTGTGATGACTTGCGTTGGCGTTTTTGGCATTCGACTCTTCTCGGACAATCCAAGCACCAGTACAACAACAACTATAGATACTCCAACTGAGGCTGTAACGATAAATACTCAGCAAAATGTTGATTTGTCTCTGCCTGCACTCTTCAGTATGTCTACGGATGAGTTCAAAAATGAGTTTAACGCTATAGTTGGCAAATACAGATTAAACGATCTGGGAATTACGCAGTTTAAAATTGAAGACGCTCAAAAAAGCAACACTAAAACATTCCAGTATATTTTCAGTGATGATTTAAGTATGATGGGTACGCTAAATCCAGAGGATCAAATACAGCAGGTCATGCTTATAGGAACCGGTGGTTTCAGTGAACAAACTGGCGGAACACTCATGACAGCTATTGCCACACTAATCATGACAAGTAATAACGGATACACATATAACGATGCCCAGGACGTTATAAAAGATATTGGGCTACTCGATGGCGACATAAATTTGAATGATTTTGATGGAGCTACAGTTAGAAACGGATATAAATATCGATTCAAAATTCAAGACAATAACATTTCTACATTTGGTATCACTGCAGCTAAGTAATTATCTAAAGCCCTTCTGGGCTTTTCTTTTAAACCGAAAAGCGAACATATGTACTATTCTACAAGGGGAAATGGCACAATGCTTCCATATTATGAACCAACAGATACAGAACTGTTGATCTGCGATTTGTATCAAGTGTTTGGAATTAATCATCCGCATGAATTGGATATCGACTTAATTGCCTCCATATGGGGCGCGGATATCATTTACTACAATGGAAAACCAAAATCTCATTGGGAAGATTGGGGGAGCGTTATTTTTCTAAATAAAGATACTTCTCTCATACAACAACGGGCAGATTTCTTTCATGAGCTTGCTCACATCGTTCGTCACGAGGGCCACCAGGATGAACTTCCTAAGCTTTTTGTAGATCTTCAAGAGATCCAAGCATCGAACTTTAGATTAATGGCTTCTATGCCCTATTACCTTCTCCCTACGCCTTTAGATATGACCTGGGGTGAATATATAGGGCTTCTATCAGAAGAGTTCAGAGTGCCCATTGAGCTCGCTGCAGACCGTGCTGAACAAATCGCCTCCAGGTTACATGAAGAATATCACACCTACCGTGAAAATATTGAGATGATGAAAAGTAAAATTCAAATGGCCGTCTCTCTATTTCGTTCATCACAACCAAAGCAACCTTCAAACGAGTCAAGACGTCTTCTCCAACAATTAAAAAATCAAACTAGTTAAGTTGAGGAGCTGATCATATATGGCATCTTACACTAAGATCAAAGCAAATAATAAACAGGGATACAAGTGGATTTGCACACTGGAAGGTCCACCAGATCCGTTAACTGGGAAGCGAAAACAGATACCTCGAAGAGGTGATACTCAGAAGGAAGCATTCGCTCGTGCTCAAGCTGTGTATGATCAATTATCAAGAGGTGTTAATGCTAAAAAGAATAAGAGTTTAATATTTGAAGATGTGGCTGAAGAATGGTTTAGAGTTTATTCTAAAGGTAAGGTGAAAAAACGAAGTATTATAACCAGAGGAGTTGAAATCAAGAATTTAAACAAACACTTTGCAAAAAGAAAGATCTCTAGTATTACTCATAGAGATTTTCAAGAGTGTCTTTATCAGTTGTTTGAACAAGGATATTCTTTCAACACTATAAGCGGTTTGAAAACTACTGCGAACATGATCTTTAAATATGCAATTAAAAACAAGTACATTCTTGATAATCCAACTACGGATTCCATTATTCCTGTTAAGATGCTTACTGTAGCTGAAATAGAAAATAAGGATCAACTTGTTGAAGAAAAATATTTAGATCGAGTTGAGCTAATAAATTTTTTCAACGTCATAAATATTTATGGAATATACTTAGACAAAGAGATATTTAACCTTTTAGCATTCTCTGGATTTCGATCTGGTGAACTTTGTGCACTTAAATGGCCAGACATTGATTTTGAAGCAAATCATATTAGAATAACCAAAACCCTTCATGCAAAAAGCTTTATTGATTATGAACTAACACCACCAAAAACAACTTCGTCAATAAGAGTCGTACCCATAGACGAATCTATAATGCATATGTTAAAGGAGTTTCAGCAACAATCCAATAATAGTTATCTTCAACAAAAAAAATTGTATAAGCATTACCATGATGAGAACTTTGTTTTCAGAAAACCCGATGGTTATCCTATACATCAGAAGTACATCCTTACAAGAATGCAGCAACTTATGAAAAAGACAACTATAAAGAAACATGCTACACCTCATATTTTCAGACATACCTATATCAGCATGCTTGCTGAAGCAGGTGTTGATTTAAAAACGATTATGCAAAGAGTGGGTCATCGGGATGAAAAAATAACTCTCGGAATATATACTCACGTCACTCAGAAAATGCAAAATAATGCTGACCAAAAGTTAAAAAAACATTTTGCTGAAGTGTTAAATATGAGTGTGCTGCAGGAAATGTGA